CTTGATGATGTTTGCTTTGTCGGTTGCCATGGCAGACATCCTAATAAGAAAGGGCGCCCCTGAGAAGAGGCGCCCTTGCTAAGTCAGCCAGGAGCTAGGTTTAGTTGACCCAGTCGATGACCGTGATGACGTCGCCGGTCTTGATCTTCTTCTCGAACTTGAGCTGGCCGTTGGCAAGCGAAGTTCCTGGGTACACGTCCTTGTTGGCTGCGGCATCGATGCCGTTCACCTGGAGAGCACCGTTGAGGAAGATGTCGTAGTCACCAGCGCCGGTGGCGGTGGCGAAGGTGCCGGCCGACAGGTCACCCAGATCCGTGTCCAGGTTGTTGTCGTTGGACGGTCCTGAGATATCAGTGTCGGCATTGACATCAGCCGTGGCGATCGAGACCACCCGGCGACGTCCGGTGGTGTTCTTGGCCTGGACGATAGCGTCGAGGAGCGAGACCTCACCGAAGGCCGTCTCGAAGTCCGACCACTCCTGGGAGCTGCCGGCCAGCATGATGCCGTCCGTAAGCGACCAGGTGGAGCCGGCTCGGTAGGAGTCGGTCAGGTTGAGCTCGAGGGCGGCAACGAGGTTGAGGTCCGCGGAACCGCCAGAGGCAACCGAGAGCACGCCACCCGCATCGATTTGGTTGGCGGTGACACCGACGTTGATCGTGGTGCCAGCCGCGCCAGTGTCGAAGCTCGCTCCATTCTCGAAGTCGTTGACGACCGCGTTGTTGTCGAACAGGCGCTTCCTTCGATGACGCGGACGAGATTCGCCTCCAGATCATCGCGGATGATCCACTCCAGACCAGGGCCCTCGAGGTCAAGGGTGCTGTTCGTGGTGACGTTGACCGGGGTTGCGCCCTGGTTGTCGTAGGCGGTCTGACGATCCACCGTGGCAGACGTCGGGATGTCAATGTTGGCACCCTTGAGGAAGTCCTGCTCGGTGATGTCTTCGAGAGCCTTACGCTCGCGCACCGAGTAGTGAATGATCTTGTTCTCGATGTCGGCCACAGGGACGGCCTCGAGATCGGTACCCGCTGCATTGAGACGGACGAAAGACAGCTGAGCTTGATTCGGTGTGGTGCCGGTCATCGTGTGACCGTCGGTACCGTTCTCCGTCTGGAATAGAGCGTAGATAGTTCGACCGCTCGACAGGATCGGATCGTGCGTCACCGAGTCAACGATGGTGCAGAGGTTCTTCGGCGAGACGTTGGTGGCACCCGAAACCTCGTCGAGGTTGTGAGCACCGAACGATGTGGCTTGTGCAGCAACGATTCCCGCAGTGGTCACCGCACCGACTGCCGCGGTAGTGTTTGTCGGCAGTTCGCCAAGAAGCAGAACCTCCCAGTTCTGCGCAGCGGAGACCGTGACATCGACGTGCACAAAAGTGTCCACGAGGACGCGCTTGCGCTCCAGGGCATGGAGGTCGGTGTTGAGGTCGTTGACGCCGCGCTGGGAACCCGTGTCGAGGGCAGACGGCGTATTGATGTCATCCCACCAGTTGCCCACCTGCACATCGAGGAGCCGCGACAACATCGAGCGGATGTTGTTGAGGTCGTCGTTGAGGTTCGCTGGGTTCGTCTCGAAGTTGGCTTCGGACGGTGCGATGGTGTCGTTGTAGTTGGCAACCGGGTAGGACTGCCGAATCTGCGTTTCTTGATCGAGAAGTTGAATGGCCATTGGGATCCCCTCTTTGAGCTACTGGATGGTGAACGTAGAAAATTCTAACACTGGGTTTTTGGACGGTCACCCATCCAAGTCGATGAGAGTGATGACATCTCCGACCTTGAGTTTCTTCTCAAAACGAAGCTGACCCAAGGCCAAGCTAGTCCCAGGATACACGTCTCTGCCCGAACCCGCACCACTGCCACTCGTTTGGCGGTTTCCGTTGAGAAAAATGTCGTACCCAGCCAGGAAGGCTGCCGTCGACAGGTCGCCGAGATCTGTGTCTAGGTTGTTGTCGCCGGCAGGCCCAGAGACATCGACATTGGGGTTGATGGGTGCTGTGACCGTTGCAAAAACGATCCTCCGGTCGAGCGGCGAGAGACCAGAACCAGGCGTAGTTCCTCCGGAGTCGCAGAGCCTGCACGATGCTACGCCGTTACGAAAAGCCATTTGATCAAACCGGGGACTGGATGGTTACGCGGGCGATGATTGGAGAGGACGATCCGGTCGTTCTCACGACCAGGGTCTGGAGGTTCGTGAGGACGAAGGAGTCGGCCAGGGTCGTGAGAAAATCGGTCTCGGTGGTCCCGCAGAGGATGAGGAGCTCGTCGCCCTCCTTGTCGCGCTTGTGGACGGTCCAGGCAGTTTGGCCGTCGAGCTTGAGCTCAACACTCCGGACGAAGACCGGAGCCTTCAGAGCGAAGTCAAAAAGTCCTCCCACCGTGTCCGGAGGATAGGCCTCAATGCCATCGGCACGAACGACTGTCGTAGTAGGCAGAGAGCCGTCAAAGTCGCTCCCTGCCTGCATTCTCTGCTCCATCGTTCGGAGACCAAGGGCCACCTAGAACCTCCCCATGGCGATGTCAGCCGCCAGCTTGCAATAGACCGCACTGTGAAGGGCATCATCAGGCTGGTCAATGGGGTGGTCGTACATCATCGTCCGGGTGCGCTCATTGTACTCCACATATTCCGCGAGGATATCCTTCGCGAAAGGCTCGAAATGCTCCCACTCCGGAAAGATGAATTTGTTCTGTTTGATGCCCTGGAAGAACTGGGAGAGGACCGCGTTCCGGTTGATGATGAACTTGAAGGCGTTAGCGTCCCAACGCTTGCGCTCTCCAAGGTTCGAAGAATAGGCGAACTGCATGACCCCTTCGCGGCCACGGGCCTTGAAGAGCCTGCTGTTCATTCCCCATCCGTGTCCCCAGTCGGCTCCGATGATCTCCACGTTCCAGTAGGAGCAGAGGTGGAGAACGTCCGGAAGGATGAGCTCGGGGTCAACCTCCTTCCCGGTGTAGCGTTTCATTAGGAAAGGCCAGAACTCATCGCTGCCGATGTAGCCTCCGATTGTGAGCACGGTCCAGGAGGCGAACTTCTTCTTGCCGCCGGCGACCTCGCCTTCTTCGCGGCCCTCGCCCCAGTCGATCCCGGCGAAGATTCGCATTCCCGAGTGCCTCGGGGTTCGCTGAAAAGTGAAGCGCTGGTTGTCTACGCCGCGGACCTGCTTGGTTGGGTAGCAGTTCTGCTGAAGATCCATCCTCGTGACGGGCGAGGACGCGTTGTCGAAGGAGAAGCCGAGGATCTCGTTGTTGAACTTCGACTCGGGCCATTTCTCGAAGGGTTGATAGATCTCAGCGCGCCATGCCTCGGCCGACTGCTTCCATGGCACCATGAGCTGAGAGATGTGGTACCCGGTGTAGAACTCGTTCGGCTCGAAGGTGACCCACTGCCCGGCCTGTGCATTGAGTGGCCTCTGACAGTTCGAACAAATCAGTCCGTCTTTGCCGATGTTTTTCGAGTCAAGGAAGTTCCAATAGCGCGGTGTCTTGCAGTCACATGGAACAAGCCACTCGTTCTGAGTTGACCACTTCCAGTACTCCTCGAGGGTGTTCGAGAAAGTGAGGGGGGTGCCGGCCAGGAGCTCCGCACCTTCGACACCTGCGGAAAGTCGCGACGCTGAGAGCGACTGCGAGATGACCTTGATGTTGTCCTTGAGGAGATCCTGGGTCTCGTCGAAGAGAACCCTCGAGGCTGGAATACCTCGAGCTCGAGCTGCGGTAAGGAATGCATACCGCAGGAACATGTAGGAGCCATTGAGCAGCGTCTTCTCGAAGACCTGGTCGGTGATGCCCTTGCCGACGAAGACCCGCTTCAGGAAGGGCGAATCGTAGATCGTGGGGCGTAGCTTCTCATTGGAGTACTGCCTGGTCTGCAGGGCGGACGGGGAGACGTAGAGGCTTCTCCAGTGTGGCCTGATGACTGATTCGAGAATCTGAATGTTGCAAAGGGTCGTGGACTTTGCGACCTGGCGAGAACACTTGAGGACCATGCGCGGGTCGTTCGAGTTGAAGACCGGAAGCATGAAGGCGTGGTTGTCGAGTCGTAGTGGCTTGCCGAGGTGGTAGAGAATTGCCTGTGCAATGTCACTCTTCCTCCCTGTGAAGGAGGCGCTAGTCGAACCTGGCTTGTGAATCTCTTTTAGGCGTGGCTGCCAATCGTAGATCTCGTTCCAATCGATCTCTGGAACGAGATTTGGCTGGTCGAATGCCTTGTCGGTGAAGTCGAACGGATCGACATCCATCTCATCGAGCTCATCGATTTCTTGCTCGACAACGTCCACTACTCTTCCTCGGGGGTCTTGCTGTTGTCGTCCTTCGGCGAAACCTCTCCGACGAGCTCGGTCAGTGATACGTGTTGAATCTTTTCAATCTGCACCGAGAACATGCTGTTGAAGTCGCTTGCCCCGATCTCGTCGTCTCCTCCAAAGGCCTTCTTGGTCGTTCCGAGAGAGTTGATTGCCTTGATGGTGGCATCGTGCCATTTGAGGGCGCCGGCCGACTCAGGGTCCGGCTGGGCCATGCAAGCTTTGTACTGGGTGTGCGCGGTAAGGGCGAGGTCCTTGAGGATCGCCTCCGGGTCAAAGTTGACCTCGACGCCCAGGTAGCGACGGGCATCGGCCGAGCTCGGGGAGCCAAGGCCAAGGCCGATGTAATGGCGCTCCTCCTTGGTCTTGAGCTCGGCCATGAAGGCTTGCCATCCGGCCCTGCCAAGGAGCTCGATATCCCAGAAGATGGTTGTGTAGAGATCTAGCGTCTCCTCGTCGACGCCCAGGTCGAACCGCGTCTGAACAAGGCTACAGATCTCGTCCGAGGGAACCTCTGACAAGAGGAGCATTCCCACGACAGCTCGCGCATGTGGGTTTACGAAGATTTGGAACGCCGTGTCGAGAGCGGGGGACGGCTTGGCCCCTCCGAATTCGCGCTGAATCATCCAGAGAGGAGCGAAGCCCTCCTTCTCCGCCCACTCGATGAAGCCCTCTCGAGCGACAAGCTCCTGGTCGTCGTCCGCGTCTATGTACTGCGAAACGGAGTAGGGAGCCGACTTGCGGATGTTCGTCCGACAATCGGCTTCCCACAGCGCGCCGACAGACGGAAGGCCATAGCGGTCTAGCGTCCGATCGACCGGTACCTTACGCGATACAAGGAACCGTAGAAATCGCTCGTATGGGTAACGCACGAAGAATCATCGCGCGAACCCAATGGGAGCCGCGGCCTCAATGAGGCGGCCGCCGACAGGTTTACGGGCGGTACGCCTGGGGGCCGCGGTTTTTTCTGTGTGGGACTCCAGCATCTTCAGTCGCCCAAGGCCCTGGATGACCTTCTGAAGATGGTTGAGCGCAGCGCGCGCGTGTTCTTCGGGGATGTCCTCCATTCCGAGCCGCGAGGCAAGAAGAAGCTTCGAGAGCATGTGGCTTACCTCCCAGAGCATCGGCTTTGCCGCTGCGAACCGGGCCACATTCGACTCGTTGATGAACCCAAGCGACAGGACGGCATCGACGGCCTGGGCGTCATCGATGCTGGCGGCGATCTTGGCGAGCTCGTCAATGGGCGGTTTCATCGTTTCGATGAGACGCTTCTTGCTTGGAGACGCCGTCTTGACTCGCAGCTCTGTCGAGGGGAAGGAAAGGTGGTGGACTTCGAGCTGGATGCGGTTTCGAACCCCATCGAGAACCTCTGCGGTCTTCGTGTGGTCGAGCCCCCAGTAGCTCAAAAGGAACTCCGCCTCATGGCGAGCGAGGTTGTTGAAGTCGAAAGCCACCTTCTCTCCCACAGGAGTCTTCCCCTGAGGGCGAACAGAGGCGTACTTGGCGATCTGTCCTCCGCGGAAGATGTAGCGACCGTTGGCGGTGGCGACCTTGACGGGATTCTTGTCGAGGTGCTCGAGGGCGATCCTCTTGAAGTCGTCGGGGCTCTCCGAAACCGTACATAGGCGAGGCATCCGGACGAAGAACATCTTGGCCGAGACCAAGTAGTTGTCGCCGGGGCCCATGAGCGGGCCGAGGTCGCTGCGCTGGCTGTCGGTGAGCTTGACGATGCCGTTGACGTTAGGTGAGAGGATGAGGTTCGCCTGCTTGCCCTGGTAGTCGTTGACCCCAAGGCTGCGAAGGTTCTTGTAGACCGTAACGCTGGTGACCTGGAAAGGTACCGTAGCGAGGATCCGCTCTCCGTCGCGGTAGACAAGGGTGCCGATTTTCCCGGTGTCTGGGCGGTCGGCCTTCAGGGAGACATCGGCATCGTCGTTGATTGGAATTCCTGCGATGCGGCTTTGCATCGAGGCGAGCGCCTTGCCAAGGAAGAGCTTGATCGGCTTCGAGTTGCCGTCGAATCCAACCACGTTGGGAATGACCCAACCCTTCGCCAGGACGCCATCGCTGTCCTTGACTCCGTAGCGGCCGAACTTGTCGACGGTGGAGACGATTCGGTCGTCCTGAAGAGGGTCGAAGACCCAGGGGTTCCTGTGTGGCCCAAGGCTTGCGGCGTAGGAGCCAGAGCCATCGACGCCATTGCCGGATGGACCATCGACCTCTTGGCCATAGACAGGCTTCGGAGGCGTCAGGGTGAAGTGTCCGAAGCGATCGAGGCAGATGAAGGGGTCTTGCTCATAGTCCCAGAGCTCCGCCCTGCGCATGTCGAGGAAGGCCTTGAGGCCCTGGCGATCGGTGGAGACCATGACGGGGTCGTAGACCTCGTCTGGAGCCGAGAAGAGCCGGTACTTGTTGGGACCATCCTTCTTGATCGTGAAAGTGGACATGGTCCGCTCTCGGTTTTCGGCGTCCTGCTCCGTCGGCTTAGGTTTGTCGCTGGCGTATTTGCAGATGAGATCGAAATTGTTGCGACGCTTGAAGCCGGCGAGGATCCGCGGGTCCTTCTCGACTGCGGTTTTGAGCATGCGCAGATCGTTGGCGCCCAGCGTTCCGCCGATGATGCTGAGCATCGAGACGGGAGACGAATAGGAGTACTTGCCACCCATGGGCGGGTTGCGAGTGTCGGCGAAAACGTCATCCGTGAGATTCGGAGGACGGCGCTGGGTTGCGATTCCGGCGCCAAGGCTGCTCTGGTAGAAGAGCTTCGCCAGGTTGTCGTCGCTGAGAGGGTAGACCTTCCCATCTTTGAAGAAGAGGTCGAGCGGCGCGAGGTGCCAGGCCTTGACGATGATGGGGATACCGATCGAGCTCCCGTTCGACGGGTCGGTGGCAACTGCCGATCCGACGGCGTACCCTTTCTCGTCGTCCACCTTCTGGAAGGTCACCGTCGTGGAGAGGCCGAGGTCCTTCGGCAGCTTCTCGTCCACCATGGCGCTGATTTCCTGCTGCCACTCCCGCACGTTGTCCGAGAGTTTCTTGTACTGAACCCTGCGGAACATCGGGTCTTCTGAGAAAAGGTTTTCCATGAGGTCTCCTATAGCAGCGGAACGATCGGGTTTGGCGGCGCCAGCAGCTGCACCTTTACCGATCCGAGTGTAAATCCAGCGATCACGGAGGCCAAGCCCTGTGCTTGCTGGTCTGGGGTTGCGTCGTCTGGCTGCGGACTGCTGACACTCCCGGAGGGAATGATTGCAGACACGATCCCTGCCTGCTCTGGGACCGGTAGCCCTGCCCAAAATGTCACAAGGGCCTGAATGAAAAGGGGAGGCCCGCCGCCAGCGAGCTCGGGGTTGAAGGCGGTCGTGAGTGCGGCCGCGAGAGGGGCTTCCTTGGCGGTTGCGGCTGGAACTCCTCCGATCTTGGCCCAGTCGGTGTAGGCCTTGGCCCATACCCGAGCCGCCTCCGGAGTGGTTTGCGGAGCCTTCTCGGCATCAAACAGAATCTTGAAGCCGTCGCCGAGCGTCGTGATGTGAGCTCCGAGTGGCATCAGAACTCCACAGGTTCTTTCGTTGTGAACATGAACGTAGAGAGGATCTTATCACCGAGCTCGCTTTTCAGGCTCTCAAGGTCGATGGGGGTAGGAGGAATCGGTGGAGTGGAAGGCCCCCAGGCTGTGTTTACCTTGAGATTCTTGATGATGTCCATGAGAGTGTTCATGGCGTCAACCAGGGCATTGCCGAGGACAATGGGCTCATCGGCAGACTCGCCACCCCACTGGTACTTGGGACCCTCCCCAATCCAGTGCCCGTCACTGAAGTACCTCTCTCGTGTCTTGACCGTGGTCTGCTCCGAGCTGGAGATGATGGTGACCTCCTCGAGGACCAGAGACCTGCGGACGCTATTGCTCAGGTCGCCATGCTCAATCGTGAATCGGTCGTAGGTCGAACCGACCTGATGGAGGAACTGCTCTCGATGAACAGTCTCAGGCTTCGTGGTCCCCGGCTCCTTGCGACCGCGCTGAGCCATGTAGCCATCGACGCTCTGCTTGAAGTTGGATGCGCGGAAAGACATCCACCACTGCTTCTCAAGGGGGTTCAGGGTGATGCTTGTTCCGGCCCCGCCCTCGATCATCACCGCGCCCCCGCGCTTGAGAATCACCGTCGCCCCGCCCTTGGTTCGATAGACCTTGTCCCCCGACGTGAGGTTATCCTCTGGGAGCCCGAGGACCGGGTCGTCGTCGTTGCTTTCGTCGAAGACAGCCGGGGCGGTAAAACCAACGATGAAGCACTGGCCCCCGTCGGCGGTAGTCACGGCTACGCATTGGGATCCGGGGCGAGGTTTCGTGAACTCGCCTCCGCCATCGGTATCGGCGTCGGGGGTCAGGAGAAGGGCATTGGGAAACGGATGCCCCATCGTCGAAGTGAACCGGTAGGTTCCTGGGTGCTTGACGCTTTCTTCCCCGAGAGTCCCGTAAAGGATGAGGTTGGCGCTAGGATTTACCCCGTTCCACACACCGCCATGTTACCCCAGAGGACACGCAATCTGCTGGCATAAGGTACTTGTACAACTAAAACCTCAGCGGGTGCTGAGGAAGGAGAAAGAAATCAAATGGCAAACGAAGTAGTTTTTACTGGCTACCTGGGTGCAGATCCAGAGACCAGGACGGTTGGCGATACAACCGTAACCTCCATCCGAATCGCAGACACCGAGAGGTGGAAGGACAAGGACGGCAACAAGCAGGAGCGCACGACCTGGTGGAACGTGAACTTCTGGGGCAAAAGCGGAGAGACCATCGCCAAGTTCTTCAAGAAGGGCGATTGGATCTTCACCAAGTCGAAAATCCAAGTCCGCAAGTGGCAGGACAAGGAGGGGAACGACAGGTGGACTACCGAGGGCAAGGGCACCTACTGGGAGTTTGGCCCGAAGACTTCGGAGAAGTCTGGCGGCGGCAGCGGAGGTGGCAACGATGGCTACGGGAACTACGAGGATCCTGGACCGGGAAGCAGCGACGACGACATCCCGTTCTAGCCAACCCCGTATCAGGAGGATCCCACCTTGCTATTCTATGCCCACCATGAAAACAAACGGGTGAAAGAGCCAAGCCCGACAAAGGAAGACCTCGTCCTACCCACAGGGTCTTTCTTCGTGAAAGAGAACGGACTTCTCTGTGAGCTCAGTCCACCACTGGCAGGGCTCTCTGGCAACTATTGCTGGAGCAGCTCTCCGTTCCCAATCGCAGCCCTGAGGCTTCTGATTGTCGCCCCGGACACGGACTCGTTCTGGGTTGTCATGAAGAACCTCAATCTGCGAGTCGAGGAAACCGACCAGCTTGCCGATGGCTTTGGCTGTGTCGATCGATTCGACGAAGGGGACATCGATGATTCGGCGTACATTGCCCGAGATATCAGGCAAATACTCTCTTGGACACCGAATCTCGCGACGCACTGCCCAATCTCATCAGTTGCCCACGACCTCGGACGGATCAGAACGATGCCTCCGTGCGACCTGGGGAATTTCGTTGGGGCGCATATTGGGCTAGCATGAGCGTCCTATGGAGGCAAAAGAGCTAGACCGCAGCAAGCTGTCCCCCGCGCAGCTGAGAGTCCTCGAGGATGTTGAAAAGCGCGTTGCTGAGGCCAAGAAGATTCTGGACCTACAAACCCCGGAACACATCAAAACCCTCGGCAAAATCCTCAGACGCAGCGTGGAGGACGGAAGCCTGGTTGAGCTCCAAGCCTTCCTCGAAGAGAACGAAGTTGTAATCCCGCCTGCAGAACTCAAGGCCTTCAGAGATCACCTGATCATTCATCGGGTAGATCTGAAGGACCTTGAGCCTGCAGCGCGTGAGCGCCTTTTTCTTAGAGCCCACCTTCGAGAGGACTCGAGAAATATGACGCAGGACTACAGAGAGGCCGGGTACCGTGGAAAGCAGCTTCGCTGCAGAGACTGCAGGTGGTTCATCAGCGCCCCCATGGACGGCGACAACAACGGCGAGAAGTCTTGCGTCGAGCTCGGGACGAAGGGTGCCGATCTCGCCTGCTACGGATTCACCAAGAAGCCAAACTAGGTGCTACGGAACCCGCGCGCCGGGTTGTGCAGAGACTCAAGAAGGTCCCGGTAGTAGGCCTTGTTGCTTGGAGGCTGAAGCTTCGCGACCTCCTTGCCGTTTGCGGAGAGGCTGCTTGTCGGCTTCGTGGTCTTCGGCTTGGCCGCCGGCGGCCTCATTCGCCAGGCCGAAGCCGCGCTTGCCCGAAGGATGCGTGGCGTCTGCTCGAGCGCCTCCTTTTCATGGCCGTCCTTGGACCCACGCACGCTCTCCACAACCCTCTTGGTGACGATAGCCGCAATGATGGGGGCAAGCGCTCTCGTGAGATAGGTCCCGAAGGCCGGCGCCATCGACTTGGCAGTCTCCATGGCTCCAGGGCCGAATTTTTTACCTCCTGCGATGGCGTGACCGCTCGCACGGGCCTCCTCGAGGAGCATCGGGGCATAGGTGGCCCCCATGAGGGCTGGCGCATTCTCGTAGGCGAACTGGGAGAGCTCACCAGCGTCCTCCTGGTCGCGGAGAAGGTTCAGGCCGATTGCTGCGCGGAGTAGCTTTCCTGGCCGGCCTCGCGAGAGAGAGTGGCCAATGAGAGAGGTGTCTCGAAGACCGCGGCTTCCTAGGATGGGAGAGGCGTGGCCGATCTCGTGAAGGGCACTCGGAACGTGGCTCTTGCCCAGCCTGACAACGCCCTCATCCCCAATGCCACGGAGGGCGAAGTGGCTTCCTTCTCCAGGCCCGGCGGCCTCGATTGCTGCCGTGACGCCCTTCCTGTCGGCGAACCCTCGGATCTTTTGAACCTCATCCGGCGTGAACTCTGCGATCTGCTCGAGAGGAGTTCCCTGGGGAGCCTTGATCGCCAGGTCGGCAGTGGACTTCTCGTACATCTCGAGCGGGATCCTGCCGTATGGCTCAAGCATCTTTGGCGTGAGGAACAGCGACGCTGCCCCGGCGAGGGCAGGCAGGAAGTTGTCTTCCTCTCTTTTCTCTCGCGGAGGGATTCCTGGGTATTCGATCTCATCCATCAGTACACGCCCTTCTTCTTCGAGAGGCCGGCCGGCTCATCGCCAAACTCCGCGCCATAGGCGAAGGCTGGGATGGGCGAATATCCGTGGATGTCTGACTCACCGGCGGAACCTGCGCCCTCGATTATGGCATCTTTGAGGTACTGGTAGCCCATCTGGCTCATCCAGTCGTCTCGCATCAGCGGAGCTCGCTGAATTCCTGAGAGGAAGGGCTGGTGATCGATGGGCTTGGGGCCGACCTCGACCTTGCTGATACCTGCCCTTTCGAGGATGTTCTTGACCCTCTCGGTGATGACGGTCCCCTTTTTCACGCCAGGCATATCCTCCTGAAGGCGGTGCCCGAGAGCCTCTTCGATCATCTTCTTGCCGAGCGACTTGTTGTTGAAGTCCTCGACGGCTGTGTAGGGGGCAATGTCTCCGGGGAGGAACCCGCTGTCGCCCGGGTCGAGCACCTTCGTCGTGTTCCCGACAGCTCTGAGCACCGTTTCGACAGCGCGCCGTTTGATGGGAACGCCTTGCTTCTGGTAGGCGTCCTGCACCTGGCTGGAGATGTACTCCTGGGCGGGGAGCATTCCCTTGAGATCGGCAAGCTCGTTCGGCTGCGCCAGTCCGGCAGACAGGATGTCGCCCTTCTCGACCGACTTCCCGGTCCTGACCATCGACGGCTCCCAGAGCTCGTTCGGGATGAAGTGGGTCGTCTTCCCAATCTTCACGTTCTTGCCCGTTCCACCTGGCGCCTCCTTGACGGATTCCACCTTGCCGCTGACCTGGGCGAGAGTGGCCTTGCCGCGCTTGATCTTCTGCATCTTGAGAAGCTTGTCGATCTTGTCGTAGCCCGTTGCTACGCCGCGGGCCTGAGACACGCCGCCGGAATGGAAGGTTCGGAGCGTCATCTGGGTCAAGGGTTCACTGAGAGCCTGCCCGGAGATGGCGCCGATGTTGTCGCCGATCGCAGGAAGCTGCCCATTCTCGGTAAGCCCGTAGCACTTTGCACAAGTTCCCTTAGGGAGCTTGCAGGTCAACGGAGACCGCACTTCGACCTTCCCAACGTGTCGCTCTCGCATGGTGTTGAGGAGCCCAGGGGTGACAGGGTTTCCAGCTCTCGCAATGATGGTTCCGTTGACAGAAACATCCTTTGCCAGAAACCGATCCTCTACATCTGGGCTGTCGATTCCGATCTCGAGGCCCTTGGATGTTTTGCAGTCGCTGTCGGCAACGACATTGGTGATCGATGCCGCCATGATGTCCTTGTTGAAGGCACCGGGGACACTGGTCTGGAGTTGCTTTTCGGTTGCAACAGTTCGCGCCCCGTAGAGCGTATTCCAGTAGTCAGAGAACTTGAGGCCCTGGGCGAAAGACCTAGTGACAGGGAGAGGGATGGGGTCGCCTTTGTGGTCTGGAACCATGAATGGCGACGAAACGATCTGCTTGAGCTGGGTGATGTTGCCTCTGGCTCCAGAGCGAACCATCAGGTCGAAGTTGTTGTCTTGTTCTCCAAGACGCTTCTTCATGGCCTCCTCGAGCTCGCCATTGGCCTTGTCGAGAATCTCTCGCGCTCTCTCGACGCCCTTCGGGTCACTGAGTTTCAGCTTTGCGATGCTCTGCTCAGTCTTCTTGAAGATCTTGTCTCGCTCCGGAATGGCCGGGGTTAGATCGTTGATGCCAACGGAGAACCCGGTCTTGTAGGTGTGCTCATCGCCCATGGCCTTGAGCTTGTCGATGACCTTTCCGTGCTCGCGAGGCGCCACCTCGGCCATGTCCTTCATGAGGTTGCCGAGGTTCTTTTTGTTGAGCTCGACGCCGCGATACTTTTCCTGCAGTGGCTTGGGGAGCTCCTTGATGATGCTCTCGCTCTTCTGAGGATCCTTGGACATCATGTAGAGACCAAGCGCAGCTTCGTTCTGCGGCTGCGTCATGATGCCACCGGTACCTGGGTTGAACAGGTTGTTGGATGGGAGCATGCGCTCCGCCTCCTGCACCGCCTCGGTGAGCACGGGTACGTGAACCGTCATTGCGTCACCATCGAAGTCGGCGTTGAACCCCTTCACGACAAGCGGTGGAATCTTGATTGCCTTGCCATCTGTGAGGCGAGGCTTGAAGGCCATGATGGAGAACTTGTGAAGGGACGGTGCCCGATTGAGTAGGACTGGCCGTTCGGCCATCTCAGCCTCGAGGGCTGCCTTGGCAACAGGAGTGCGCTTTCGAACTTCCTCGGCTGCCATGAGTGGCGACTTGCCGGCGCTGTTGACGAGCCGCCTTGTGACGAATGGCTCGAAAAGATTCCACGACATCTCCTCCGGGAGGCCAACCTCGTCCAAGCCGAGCTTTGGCTCAGGAATGATGGTTCCGCGGCCGACAAGGTCCTGGTTGCGCTTGAGGACCTTCTTGATGAACATGCCCTCTTTCCCCGACTTTGGTGCGCCCGTGATCTGCGTGATAAGGCCCTTTGGAGACCGTTTCTGTGGGTACCTGAAGATCGGGTCACCAAGACCAGCAACTGCCTTCGTTCCGTTGTAGAGGTCCTCGCGGAGCTCAGCCTTGATCTCGTCGGTGAGATAGGGGACGGTCTTCTGCCACTCGAGCTCGTTGTTGATGAGGCCTACATCTCGGTAGAGCGTGTTCACGCCGGGGTTCGAGAGCTGTCCGCCCTCGAGCTCAATGACCGGTCGAAACTGGGGCGGTAGAACCGGAATTTTCGTCTGGATGTACGCATCCTCCGGCCGAAGGTTCAACTTCTTCAGAGCGGAGAGGTACTTCAGGCTCTTGTTTGCAGCATCCAGCTTTGCAGTTGTCTTTGCCGTCTTCGCTTCGTCGGTCTTCTTTTTGATCTCATCATCGATGTCGATCTGCCTGAGCATCGCCTGGAGGCCAGCACCTCCGGTGACACCCGACTCTGCCCACTCCCCCGTCTCGGGATCGACAAAGAGCTTCCCTGACGTAAGGCCGTTGTACTGGGCCTGGTTCAGTCCCGTCAGAGTGCGGATTGGCTTCTCAAACGCAGGGTTCGGAATTGGCTCTGCCAGCTCGATGTGAGACCACTTGTCGCCCTGGCGGCCACCTGTGATGTCGATATCCATGAGCCCACCCTTCTCTTCTCGAAGGTCTTTGCCCCGGACGAAGAGCGGCTCCTTGATCGCGCCGTTTGAGAGCCTGGCAGTGTGCTCGTCCGTCATGGGACCGAGGACCATCTTGGATCCGCGGCGCTGGACGTTGACGCCAGCCCCCTTCAAGTAGGCTTCGAATTTGTTGTAGGCAAAGGTTGGCACCGGCGGCGGCTTCACCATGCCGCTCTTGTGGCCACCCTTTAGCCAGTTCCAGAAGTGGTCGTTCTTCGACGCCTTGTAGGTGGCCATCTCTCGTAGGTTGGCGCGGCTGCCATGGGAGAGCATCGAGTAGAAGGTGAGAAGGTCGAGTGACTTTGCGCCGTCCTCGCCACCGCGCAGAGGAGACTTGTTCGCGTCGTACTTGCCATCAGACCTGGCCGAAAACTGCGAGGTCGCCTGCTTGTTGAGCTTCAGGAAATACTGCGGTCCCACAAGCACTTCCCCCAGTGGGTCCTTGGAGTGCGGATCGAACAGGAGCTCCTTGTCGGACACCTTCGTCTTTTCGAGCTCCTTCTTGATGGTCTCGACGTAGTCTTCGCCGGAAAAGTTGTCGACCACATAAGTGGCGTTCAGCTTGTCGGCCATCTTGGCCGCCGCGGTTTCGAGCATCTGGGAGGGGTTGATTCGACTGACAATGCCGTGAGGGTTCAGAAGGATGTCGACGTTCTCTCCGTCTCCTGTATGGGGAGCCTCGCCGTCTGGAATGATCTTCGTGATGATGCCTTTGCCGCCGTGCCGGTTTGTGAGCTTGTCGCCGATCTGCGCTGGCTCTTTCGTCTTGACGTAGACCTTGACCTTCTTCCCGGTCTTGACGACATCGACGACCTCTCCGTCGACGTCATTGGTCCACGACTCCATGTGGCCTCGCCTAGGCTTTGCGTTCGGCGAGATCTTCCTCATGGCGATATACTCAGGGTCCTGCCTGTTCTCTCTGGTTCCGACCCAGAGCGGGTCGCCCCTCTTGACGATCTGACCCTTCCGAACGATGCCATCTTTGTCGAGCTTCTTCTGCTGCTCTACATCGAGTCGCCCCGGATCCCAGGCAAGGAAGGCGTCGAGGTCGTATTCGTCGCCCTTGTCGGGAGAGACCGCATGCTCATGAATGTGCTCACTCGAAAGCTTCTTGGCAGCTGTCTCGGTGATGACAATGCCGTCCTCGAAGTTGAGGCCCTTGTATGGGACGTAGGCAGCGCGAAGGTTCGTACCAATCGCCAGGGTGCCGTCCCTGGTGAAGTTGGAGTCGGCTATTACCTGCCCCTTCTTGACCTGGTCGCCCTCTTTGACAGTTGGCTCACCATGGAGAAACGCCTTTTTGTTGAGCTTCAGGTTGTTGAAGATTGGCTGCTCGACCTTCCCGTCCTTTGTGGCGATGATGATTCTGTTGGGGGTCACCTTCTCAACCACGCCGTCCTCGAGGGCGCGTACCGAAAAGCCCTCTCCGATCCCTTCCTCCATCGTTGACCGGCCAGCCTTCACTTGCACAAGCGGCGCTTCTCGCTCAGCGAGAGGAATTGCCTGCTCGAGCATCTTCGTTGCCATTTGGGCACGAACGCCCTGGGCCGACGGCAGGAATGGGATGGTGTTGGAGGAAATCGAGAAGGCTTGCTTCGGTGACGCTAGGACAGCGTCGATCTTCGAGGCATCGACAATGCCGAGCTCGTTGTCCTTGAGGAGAGCTTTCACCTTCTCGTCGATGAACTCGCCGTTTTTGTACTGGTCCGGGAACGCCACGTTCAGGCTGCGCATCTCAGACGGAGAGACATAGCGAGACTTCTTGGTCTTCGGGTCGAAGATCCTCGTCATCAGGCTATCGCCCTGACGCTTCACGCCAAGCGGGAGGTTTCCAACCACGCCGATCTTCCCCGAGTCTGGGGTGTGGATCGGGTCAAGGAAGCCGAGGTGCGATGGATGGACCCCGCGCTCTTCGTCTCGGATCACGTTCTCAGACGAGACGCCGCCCTCGCCAAGAATCGTGACCTTCGACATTCCGTTGAGGATGTTCAGTGGATTTGTCTGGTCGGTAGTGCTCGCAAGCTGGGACTGAGTGAAGAAGTTTGTCACCGCAGGGGTGAACTCGTTCGAGCTCACCAGCTTCGAGATATCCGTTGGCGGGGCCTTGCGATTGTTCAGTCGCCAGTAGACCTTCTTGCGAAACTCGGCCAGCTTAGGCGCGAGCTCACCGCTCTCTTGCAGCAAGCGCTCGCGGATGAGATCCCTTGTCCCCATGACCTTTTTGAACTCGAGCGCCTGGCGATCGTCGGGCTTCCGTTCTCCACGGGCAGCCTTGAGGAGCTCGATGGAGCCGCGAAAGACTGCCTCCGGGGAAGCGTTTTCGAACGCCTTCCCGACAGTCTCCTTGGTGACCTCTGGACGCAGCTCCGTGTCCTCGAGGTAGTCGGCGATGGCCTTTGCTGCGGCATCAGGAGAATCCAGCTTGCTGCCGGTAAGGTACTCGGCCGCCTTGATGACCGCCGTCTCTTGCTGCTTTTTGGGAACGGCTTTGTTCGCCGCAAGGACGTCTTCGCCCCAGGCTTTCGCCAAAGCCGAGTCGGAAATACCAATCCTCGAGAGGATGGGATAGAGGGGGATCGGCGTCTTGTTCTGCCCCCGAATGAATCCGAACGTCGCCTCCTGATCGTTGTATTCGATGTCGAAGGGGCGGCCCTTGATGTTGATCTCGGTCTTCTTCTCGCCAGTCTTCTTCTCGGTGACGTAGATGCCAGGCTTTCGCCGGAGCTGGTTCTGCACCTGGTAGTGCTTTCCGTCGACGATGAAGCTTCCGAGGTCGGTGTTCTTGGGAAGCGTCGCAACCTTGATACGCTTTGCCGATGAAAAGACCTTTCCGGTCTTTCGGTCGATGAGGTCCAGCGATGCGTAGACCGGGACGCCCCAGGTCTTGTCTTTTCGAACGGCTTCTCTCTGAGATTCCCAGTCCGACGAGTTCTTCGTGTCGTCGATCCAGACCTTGTTGACCCGGATCTGGCGATTCGTTCCCTTCGCCTGGATGTCCAACGCCTTCGTGAACGCAGCAACGACGTCCTTTTTCAGTCCCTCGAACTGCGTCCCGTAATCAAGCGTTTCCATCAGTCACCTACATCGTCCCGGCATAAGAAGATCGTGGAAAGAATCTACCGCTGTATCCCCTCAAAGAGGAGCCAAAGCACGAAAAATACTATCAAGAATCCGATTGCACCGGAAACACCTCTTCAACCCCTCAACTACAAGAAAACTAACCATCCATGTACATCTATCAAACGCACGAAACTACACCGACGGCAAGAACCAAGCAGGTTTTGCCGTCACGAACCGTCCCCGTTGCTCAATCTGCTTTCGGGCAAACCGCCAACAATGTTGTCGCTCTCGGTGGGGCGTTGGTATCGCTCGGAAGCAGGATGATCTTCTGGGCATCGGCGACAGCTCTCTCTCTCGAGCTCCTTCGACGAGGAATCCTCCTCCTCTCTCCGCGGTCAACCAGGCATACCGAGCCTGCGCAGGCATAAGAATCGGAGAAGAAAGGAGGTCCGATGTATTTCTACAGAGAAAAGGACGGTGGCTGGCAGCCTCAATTCGGGGGTAATGCCAGCCATACGACCACGGTACTGAAGGGCGCAGCCGCGGCAGTGATCACAATCCCTGCACACGGGTTCGTTCTCAACAAAGCGCAGGTGAACCTCGCAGCATCCGCTCCGGCGACAGCGGCGGCGGCATCTCCTGCGATGGGGTGGCTCAAGACATTCTTCGGGGCATGTGTCTGGGCCGCGATGATCGCCGCTGGTAGCCTCGTGTATTCCCATTTCGTGGGGAAATGGCAACAGAAGGGCTATCCCATCCTACCGGTCGCAGCAATGACCGCAGCGGGAGGGGGTCTGCAGCCCAGTATGCAACCGAGCATCGGCGGGGCCATTCCGCTCGGGGGGAGCACTCTTCATCAACCGGCCCCAAACCAACGACAAGAGCCGAGCAGAACCAACGCCTCTCGGCAGACGAGTTTTCTCGACGAATTTGAGGGATAGGTCAGTCGACCGCGTCTCTGATCAGGAATCCAGCGAGCACGGCTGTTGATACAGCGGCGGCGGTCCAGGCCAGGGGAGATCCCCACCTGGGCCGCACTCGCTCTTCCTGATATTTTTTATCTAGGTCGATGAGATCCTGCGTGATCTTGTTGTTCCTCTCGATGAGAAGGGCTTCGTTCGACGTGAGAGCGGCGATCTGTTTCTGAAAGTCGATCTTCTGCTCCTCGAGGATCTCCACCCGCTCCTCGAGCTTCCCGAGAATGACGTACTGGTGACTGATGAGAGCATCGGCCTTGAGTACTGCGACCCATTCGTCGAGCTCGTAGGCGCAGAGCTCGCGACCATCCTTGGTCGTGACGAGCTTGCACTCGGGAATGTTCTTTGCCCTGGGCGGCGGCGGGTTAGCGAATGCCGGCGTCCCGCCAAGAACGGATAGAGTCAATAGCGCGCAAATCAGCCTCATAGCGTTTCTCCTCTGCTCGGATGTCTGCGTCGATGATACGCAGCTTCTCCTCGGCACTGTCGATCCGCTTCTGGGCTTCTTCGACTACCTTGTGACCCTCGGCCACCTTCGCGTCGACTTCGGCTTTCTCTTTCAGGATCTTGGCCTTGTTCTTTTCGTGCCGGAGCTTCGCGAGCTCCTTGTTGCGTCCCCAAGAGATCCATGACCAGAGGGCAATGCCGGCAAGGACGACCGCGATGATGATCAGGGTTCCCACCCATGACTTTCCACCGCCGGTCGCTTTCTTGTTCTCGGTGACAATGCCCTTGAGCTGGTCAAGGAGCTTGTGGGGGTCGAAGGAGGGTTGCTTTGCCTCCTTCGACTCTTTTCCTGCTTCGGGCATTAGGCCTCGGAGGGAGCTTCCACGTCCATGGGAAGGGGATCCGAGGGGTCCTTGCGGCGCTCGAACAAGTGGGCTTCGATCAGGCCCTCGAGCTTCTCGCGTCCGATGTCGGGCAGGCCGGCAGCCTTTCCAACCTCGATTGCCCAGTTCACACCAACCTCGAGGATCTCCGGACCAGGGATGGCCTTGCCCTCAGTGGCACTCTTCAGCTTGTTGCGCGCCCATTCGCCGGCGCGGTTAGCCGCCTTGCCTGCGATCTTGGCCCACGCATCGAGCTGCTTGTCGCCAATGTCGATCTTGAACTTCTTACGGAGCCACGCGAGCAAAAGTCCGGCGAGTCCGGTAGCGAGCGTCCCAAGGATGGGAAGTAAGATCGCCATGACTTCGTCACTGAGCTTCTGGAGCGCTGTTCCGCCTGCAGCAGGAGCTGGTTCAGCGGCGGGGGCTTCTGCCTTGGGTTCTTCCGGCGCTGGCGCAGGGGCGGGATCGGCGGCTGGCTCTGGCGCAGGAGCGGGATCCGCGGCCGGTTCGGCAGGGGCCGCAATCCCAGCATCGCTTTGGGCAAGTGCCAGGTGAGGCGTGGTGATGATGCCGAGCGCGCAAACGAGCGCCAGGGCACTAACCAGCCGAGCGCTCGCCTGACCAATCTTTTTTAGCTTCTTGAAGTTCTTCATCGCTGTCTCCTTTGGTGCGTTGGGGTTCCTTAGCCCAGTAGTGAACCACAAGTACGATTTCTTCGCTGGTGGTCACGACCTGGTCTTGGCCCGAACCTTCCCGGGTTGTCGTCTTCCGCGAGTATTCTCGCATCATTTCGATCTTGATGCCGTTGGAGGCATCATTGGCCCGGTTTCGGAGATCAGCGTAGCGCTCAAGGTCCTCGTCCTCGAACATGCTGAACTTCTCGGCGTGGAACACGCCATGGTCGCTGTTGCCAAAGGAGGCCCTGATCGGAGTTGCGGATGCCATCAGACGACTCCTCCTTCACGCCGCGGCGGCGCCGCCTGCGGAAGTGGCTTCATGCGCTCGGCAGCCTCGCCGGCTGTACCGCCGGGGCCCATCTGCATGAGTAGCTGTTCGACGATTCGGGCCATGTTCGGCATCTTCTGCCGTAGCTCGTTGAGTACCTGGCCCTGCTGGTCGGGCGAGAGCTGTGCGATCCGGTTGGCCCACTGCTTGGCGACCCTCGAGGCGTCGAGCTCGAGGACCTGGCCTCCCGCGGGGGCCCCGGCCTGCTCACCGGCCTGTCCGGCGGCCTGCCCCTCCACGGCCCCGGCTTCCTGCTGAGCTGCCTGCTGGGCCATCTGCTGGTCCTGGGCGAGCTCGCTGGATGAGGCCGCCTGCTGTGGCTGCTGGGCCTGCTGTGGCTGCTCCTGGCCCTCCTGGGGCGGCTGGCCTTCTTGAGGAGGTGCCTGTCCCTCCTGGCCCTGAGTGGCCTGCCCCTGGGCCTGCTCCTCCTGGCCTGGCTGGCCGCCGGAGGACTGCCCCATGGCTTCGTTCATGGCCTCCTGGGCCCTGGCCTGGTACTTGGCCTGGATGATCTGAGCCTCGCCCTGGGCCTCCGTCTGGGCCTTCATTGTGATGGCCTGAATCCGGTTCCTTGCCTCCGACTCCTTCTCGATCATGGCCTGCTCGTCGTCGTAGTCGAAGCCGAGCTCGGTGAGCATGGTGTGGTCGGAGATCTTGTTCGCCGCGTTGAGCTGGATGACGATCTGCTTGCGCTGGATGTCGTCCGCCATCTTGAACTCGGTGAAGCCGATGTCCACGTCTGGAAGCGAGAGGTAGAGCCTGATCCGGTTCTTTGCCCAGTTGACGAACCTGAGCAGGAGCCTTCGGTAGAGAAGGAAGTGGTTCTCAAGAGTCCTCAGGGACACGCTCGAGCCTGACCACGACAGGCCGCCGAAAACGAATTCGATGGGGACGCCCATGCCACCCGTGATCTCTTTGTTCGTGACTTCGATCTCGGGTCCTAGCAAGAGAGCTCGGCCGTCGCCCCCCAATCTCTCGAAACCAAGAGGCACCGACACGACCGAGATGTAGTTGGGGTCGATGCGCCATTTGCGGATTTCTGTCTGCACTGTCCCCTGCCAGCTCGAGAGATTGACGTGCTGGTAGGGGTCTTGCTGTGCGTTCGCCTGCGGGAAGATGAACTCAAGCGGCATGATGCGCTGCAGGGCAATTGCCTCCTGAGCGCGACGAAGAACGTAGAGGTAGAACATGCGCCCCATCGAGTGAATGATGAGCGGCTTGCCCCAACCCATGTCCTGCTCTGCAAGAGTTGGGCGTTTGAAGTGGAAGATGTTCTGGTCGGAGAGGGCGATATCGCGCCTCTTCTTCATCGCATTGAGAAAGACCTCCGGGATGTCGACGAGGATTTCTCGGATTCCCTGCTGGATGGCCTTTTGGATCTTGTTCGGAATACGGTAGCGATACTTCGACCGGCCCGTGATGGGGTTGTAGTGGATGTCGATGTTCTTCGGATCCCATCGGACGAAGTTGATGCCTGTGCGGTCTCGCACTGGCCTGTCGACAATCTTGCCAACCGTCTGGGCGCTACATCCCTTGCAGCGCATGTGGAACTCGTAGTTCTTGAACTGGTATTCGAACTCCGGGTCCGACAGCTTGTGCATCTGGTTGCACCCTTTGTGAGGGCACTGAATCCAGCGAATGAACGGAAGATTGATGGAGATGAATGCGTTGCCGTAGCAAAAGTAGTCTAGGCCGATCTCGATGAGGAACGGCTTCATGTTGAGCGTGTCCTCGAGGATCTCCTGCCACCCATCGCGGACATGCTTTTGGTCGGCGTTGTAGACGAAGTTCGTGACCGGATACTCGGCAATCTTCGTCACAACGGAGCCGATCATCGGGTCCTTGTAGAAGAAGTACTGGCACCACCGGAAGAGCTCCTTCACGGTGGGCGGCATGTAGGTCTGAGCAATGTCGAAGAAGGGCGACGGATAGACCGTTCCCCTTCGTCTGTCTCGACCTCCCAGGCCGCTGAGTTCTTCGCCTGCCATGCGAGATGCCTAGCCTCTTTTTAGATCAGCCCCTCGCCGCCTGTCACCAGTCCTTTGCCAAGGATCACGCGATGACCAACGACTGTCGCCAGACCCGCGTTGATAAGCTTCTGTTTTTCGGCGCCCGACAGAGATCCCCATCCCTGGTCGCGCATCTTTTCGTAGGAACCCTTGAGCGTGGCCCCTTCTCCGGCAGCTCCCTCCGAGGCGGCCGCACGAGACTCGCCCTTTCCTCCGGCCTCTGTTCCCTTGGCCGCGTTGCCGGCCTGCTCCGCAGAGCGCTGCCGTTCAACCTCTGACATCTCCTGGTTGCGCTGCAGCTTGTCTCGCTGCTGCGCCGCCGCAGACGGCTCTGGAGCAGTGCCAGCCGCAGGCTTGGTCGGCTCAGCCTCGACCTTCGGCTGCTTGCTCCGGGGAGCCTTGCCTTGCTGAATGTCTTTCCGATCGATGTGCTTGGTCCGCGCCTTTTCCAGTTGCCCCGTGCGCTTCTCAACCTGGCCCGTAGCCTTCTGGACTGCGCGCTCGGAACGAGCCGTTATGCCAGGCCCCACCTGCGCCCGTAGTCCCGCTGGGAGCCGGGAGAGTTTTTTCTGCTCGGCAACAGCCTTCGCCTGTACGCCCTCGAGCTGTTTTTCAGCTTTTCCAAGGCGGACCTTTGCTGTGTCACGGGCCGCATTGGCAACCTCGACCCTTCTTGCGTTCCATGCTCGACGGGGGGCGCCCATGACAGACTTTGTCCTTGCGGCAAAGCCAAGTCCCTTGGTCGCCTCGAGGCCAGTCTTGGCGGCACGGAAGGTTCGAGCAAGGCCAAGGAGTGCTTCCTTGTCGAGCTCGGCAGCCTTCACAAGCTCGAGCCCTGCTCCGCGGATCTCGTCATCGATCCATTCGGAGTACTCCTCTCCGCCAAGCTTGTAGAGCTCGGCGCGAGCAATCTCGAGGTCGTGTTGGATGGTCTCGGCGGCAACCTTGTCAAAGAGCTCAGCAGCCTGCTCGGCATCCATGTCGACCTGGTTGATGATGTTGTCGAAGTGGCCAAGTCCGCGGCGAACTGCGCCAAGACAAATGCCCGATGGGCCGGCGGTCTTGACGATGAACAGGTCGTTCTCGAGGCGCGAGGCAACCTTCTCGAATCCGTTCACGTTTGACGACTTGGCACTCGCTGTCTTGACCACGGGCACGTTGGCGCGCGGAAGCTCCGCTTCAGCAGCCTCCTTGGCCAGGTCTTGGAAGAAGTCTTTTTCGTCGTCTTCGTACAGGTAGGAAAAGTGGTTCGTCATAGTTAGCCCCCTTGCGCCCACAGCGGGCCTCTGCCCCGGCCGCGAGCTGGGTCAAAACCCTCCTCGACAACCCGGTCTGCTTCTTCCTCGATTGATTCTCTGATGCGATCCATGAACTCTAGCCGGAACTCGGAGATCATACGCCCGATCTCCTGAGCAGCCTCAAAGTCGTCTGTTTTCTTCGCATCCATCATGGCACAGGCGGGCTTTGAGTAACAGAAGAGCTGGAAACTCCGGGCACTTCCTGACGAAGCGCTTCGCGGCCTTCGAGATATCGCTTCACTACAAAGAGCTTCAGGAGGTGGACCCCGATGGGATCCTTGTCATCCCACTCGATTTCCTCGGGTGGGACGTGCTGGATTTGCTCCCAGGCGTTCCTGACCTCGAGCTTCATCCCGACGGTCCACTCCTTGCGGTCGAGCACTTCCTGCGCTCCGTCGAACCATTCTTCCGGTGCGTAAACCCAGCCATGGTCATCCAGCACCGCAGCTATGTACGCCTTGACCTCCCAGGCGAACTCCTCGTCCGCACGAATTCCGCGCAAGACCTGGACGGTGAAGGCAACCTGCATCGGGGTCATGGGCTGAAACGCTCCGAAGATCGGAACGAAATCATTCCATGCCTGGCCACAGTTTTCGAAGGTGTCCCAGTCCAGCCACGGGACGTCGGTGACCGCAGCCAGCGAAAGCGCTTGGATTTTGTTCCTGGCGATCTCTCCGACCGGTCCGAAGTCTCTCCGCAGCGCCCACCACAGCGTGTCCGGCTCCCACTCCGCCCAGTCCTCTCCGTAGCGCATGTTGAGGATGTCGAACATCTGAAGAGGGTGTCCCCGCCTGTCCGTAAACATCTTCCCATGAGTCGTTCGGGACGGCAGCTCCGGCTCTGGAGCTGGTTCTTCGCCCTCCTCGAGGACTGGCTCTTCGTCGATGGCGGGAGCCCCGCCTACGTCGAAGGCTTCTACGGCCTCTTCGGGCTGCTGTGGTTCACCTTGAACAGAGCCTTCCTCTTGCTCAGGCTCGTTATCTTCGGCTTGGGTTTCGGCTTGGGCTTGTTGGGCAGGAGAATCGTCAGCCCCTGCTTGTTCTTCAAGCTGGGAGAGGATGCTCGGCGAGACCGTTTTGACACCTAGTGCCTCCGCTGTTTCGGGTGCAAGGTCAGCAGCGGCCTTCCCTATGCCGTCGTCAAGGAGGGCATGGAAGAAGTCCAGATCTGCCGCTGTCGTATCGCGTCGGCCCACGGCTTACGCCTCGCCAGAGACGACCTGTTTGATGAGAGCCTTCTCGGGCGCCGGAAGCGACTCGAAGATCTCAGCCGGGTTCTCTGCGAATTGGCGGGCAAAAGACTCACCAAGGTATCCGCCGATCTTCTTGATCGTGGCTTCCTTGCGAAGGTCTGCCTCCGTGATGATCATGCCATCGACGTCTGCCGACCAGGCAGAAGCACGCTTCGACATCGTGCTGGCGAACGGATCTGCCAAACCCTTGTCGTAGTAGCGGGTCAGGTTGGTTGCCTGGTCGAAGGTCTGAAGCGCTGCCGCCATGTCCGGCGGACTGGTTTCGTGTAGCGAGGCTGCAAGCTTGTCGAGGACCTCGCGCGCGCCAGGGTTCTGAGGGAGCAGAGACTTCCGCTGCTCGAGGTGGGCATGGACATGGCTATTCCAGTCGACGCCGGCCCACTTGTGGAGCTGCTCGTTGTCGGAGACGTCCACGCCGAGCTCGTCAGCGCGGTGCTGAACCGAGACCGCAAAGCGGTGTCGATACTCCGGTGGCAAATCCATGGCGTACTGGTCGAAGTAGTTTGCCGCCAGCTTGACGTGCTGCGCGTCGGGCATTGCGTACTTCCTCATGACCGAACCGTCACCGCCTTGGATGACGAGGGCGAAGTGTTCATCGGGCATGTTGACGACGGCATTGATCTCTGCGGCAGAGGCCGTCTTCTCGATGAGCTCGCGCTGGGCTAGTTTGCGCAACATCCAGCTCGATTCGGAGCCCTCGACGAAGACGTTGTTCTGGGCCTCGCCGTCTTCGACTCGCGCTGCGTAGGCATCGACCGCCCTCGAGGCCGGGACACCGTAGGCGTCGCACGCTTCCTTGATGAACTTCGCAGCCACGAACCTGGCGGGGAAGGCCAGCTTCTCGTAGGTGTTCCCGAAGTACTGTGCTGAGAGCCAGGCGTTGCCAGGATCGTTGACCGGGAACTTCCGAAGGACGGAGGCGCGCTTGGTCAGGTAGATCAGCCCGAAATCTGAATCTGGCAGGGCCCCGTGCTGCTCAGGGGTCAGCAACGAAACGTCTGTGTTCTTGAGCTCGACCGGCATGGCGACCTTGGACATGAGCTCGTGTTTGCTGTCGTCGTAGAAATCGAGGATTGCAGCAGCGATTGACATATGTGGACCTTCCCCTGGGAGCAGTGAGTGACGGTATCAGTTGGATTCTACACGGTCAACGACCCCGGAACACACCCCCTTTCCAGGCATAAGGTTTATGAAGGCAGAGCGCAGCTTTCATTTCAATAGCTCAAAGCGTGGCAACGGTGCGGCCATGTCTGAGAGCCACCCAACAAACCAGCCCAATAGGGCACCCATGCACCAGATTGTGGATCCACCATGAACGAAAAAGCAGAAGCAAAAACCCACACCATTTCTCCGGCCCCGACCTCTGAGTCGTCGCCCGCACCCACCGAGGTCAAAGCGGACGACGGGGAGAAAAAGAAGACGGAGAAGAACTGGCTCGGCCAGGGCATCGATACTCTTGGCGATGCCGCAAGGAAGCATCCTTTCCTGGCCACGGCCGGAGCGGCTGTTGTCGGCGGCGAGGTCAAGGAGCACATCGTCGATCCCATCGGCGGCAAGATTGCCGGCGGAGTCAAGAAGATCCTTGGCCGCGGCAAGGACGTCGGCGAGAAGGTACTGGCCGAGCAAGCGGTCGAGCAGGTCAACGACCAGGTCGCCGAGGAAGCAACGATGAATGCCTTCGGAATCGGAAGCATCATCAAGGGAATCGCCAAGGGTTTTGGCGCCCCGATCGACTGAGAAATAAGACGAGCGCTCAGGCTCCTCTCGTCCCCCCGGCGACGGGGGGGTGGGATGGAGCCTGCGTCTATTTCTTAGCTACTAGACCAGTGTCGTGAAGTCGGCGCTGCCAGAGTCGGGCACCTTGATCTTCTTTCGAAGATTGATGTCCGGAATGTCGAGCTCGACGGTGGCCCCTGCGACGAGGTCGATGGAGAAGGTGCCATCTTCTTCGGTGAACGCCTCGATCTGGTCCGATGTGATCCCAGCGCTGCCGGCTACCTGTCCACCCATGTCCTGCTCGGTGGACTCGATGCGAACCTTGATCTGTGCTCCTTGAACAGGAGTGCCGTCTGCCTTGCAGATGGTTCCGGTGACAGTTGCAGTCGTGGCGGGCATGGCTATTCCTTCTTCTCCGACCGCTGATCAGGGAACTTCTTCGACGACATGTGAAAGGCGAGATGGCAGTACCCGGCCACGAGTGTAGACATACCTGAGGTGACCAGCGCCACGAGGTGCCTGTTCACCGTGCCCGCGACCATCCATGCGCCAGCAATCGACGACCAGACAAGTAGAATGATCGCCGCGCAAATTGCGAGACTGATCGGGTTCGACCTGTTGACCCACGATCTATAGAACTTGAGCAGGATCGGGATCCAGAGGATGACTCCCATTCCGGCGATGACGAAGTAAGCTGTGACCATTCCATCTCACGCTTTACCGGCTACCTTCTTCTTCGTCTCGGGGTACCAGGAGCTCATGCATTCAGATGAGGCGCCTGGCGCATTTGTAGGTGCGCGGCCGAAACGCTGCTTGTGTTTCTTTTCTGCGATCTCGCCGATCTCGGGCAGCGCCCTCGAGGCGACATCTTCCGTCTGGCTCTGAACGCTTCGACTCTTTCGAGCCGCAATCACCAGCCCCACCAAGGTGACGGCCATGATGACTGACCAGGCGATGAAGGAGATTGTGCTTGAGTTCATTTGCCAGAGCTTTCTTCGGTGGTTGGGAAACTCCCGGTCCCATTCCTTGCCAGGTCGATGTGGTAGTCCACGCTCTTCGCAAGGAGAGCAGTGGCTTGCATGTGGGAGTTCATCAGCTCGAACAGCCGATCCACACGCCTCTCAAGGCGCCACATGAACCACACGGCAACAAACACTGGGAAACCAAATTCCCGCAGAAGTGCTATGCCGTGCTCGAAGGTCACGACACCAGGGTAGCACGGTCTCCTATAGGTCTGTAAACAGGGCCGTGGCCTGGTCGGGAATCGTAACCCTACGATTGTAGCCAATCGAGGTGATCTCGAGTCGGAAGGTCGCGCCACGAACGAGCCCGAGGTCAAAGTCGCCGAGCTCGTTGGTGTAGGTGATGACGGGTCGGTCGGCGGTAATGCCCCGACTCTGGGCATCCTTGTAGACAGGCTCCAAGGTTGCGCGCACGAGCTCGTTCGGGCTGGCCTCGCCCATCGAGTTGAAGATGCGACCGGTCACAGAGCAGAGCTCTGGGCTCGTCACCCCTGGGACGGGACCGAAGGCGAGGTCCTCGTATTCGAGCACCAGGGTGCCAGACGCGTTCTGCTTCTTGACCACGTAGCTCGAGGATTCGGCCAGATCATCAAGGCTCTGATCGAAGTCGAAGTGGTACCGTCCGGGAAGGTTCGTCGAGTCCGTCTGCGTTCCGGCGTTCTCGACGATGGTTGGCTGCCAGGTGCCATCCGATGCCTGAAACCACTTCCCGTCGGCAAGCCGCTGAATAGCGAAGGTGGGGGATTGTCCGATGACGCCAGCGCCAGCGGTAACAACGTCCAGGGTAATTCGGGCCGTAGCCCCAAGGCTTTCGCGACGCATCATTCTACGAGCTCCTCTTGACCAGCTTGCCCCTCTTGGAGTCGTAGGTCCACTCCCCGGGCGGCAGGCTCATTCCGGCGGCGATGGCGGCCACAACGTTGCCCCTCTTCATGTCGGCCTCGAGGGCTCCGCCCTTGGCCTTGGTTAGGCGAGCCTTGGCCTGGAGGTAGCGAGCCTCAGCCTCGGAGTAGTCGAGGTAGGCGGCACCGAGCTCGGCGTAGGCCTCGAGCGACCAGCCCCCGGCTTCCTCGATGGCAGCTCGCTGGTCGTCGTCGAGATCCACCTCTGCCGGGGGGCGAATGGGGGAGACTTCGCTCACCGACGGAGCTCCTTCATCTGTAGACGCATCTTCTCTTGGGCAATGGCAGCCTTGGCGTTGTTGGAGCTGTTCTCGCCGAACGCATACTTCGAGGAAGCAGATACCGACTCATCCGCCTTGCGAAGGGTCTCTGTCGAAAGGGTCGGAACCGGCGGAAGGGGTGGGTACTTAGACTTCACGATTCGTTCCTCCTAAGTTCGGGGTTGAGCTTAGGTTGCTTGTCCCCCATTCATCGAAGGTTTTTGCACTACGAATGTCAGCCCAATAGGTCGGCGCCACATTCAGGTTGTCCAGGACGTTCCCGATGAACGTTCCGTCGCGAACAGCGCTCTCAAGACGAACATTCGCATACGAACCAGTGGCATCCTGAACTATTTTGTTGCCAATGAAAACATTCTTGGTTCCACCAATAGCGACCCCGTTCCTGCTGCCGCCGCCAAGGGCCCCGACGTAGTAGTTGCCGATTGCGATAGAGGAACCCCACTTCAAGCTAGCGTTGGTGATCGTCATGACATCGAGTCCTGCATCCTCGATGAAGTTGCCAACGATGACTCCGCTGCCGATCAGGTGGAGGCAGTAGGCATCCCCTGTTGTGGCATTCGTTCGTCTGACCTTGTTGTTGGCGAAAATTCCGTTGGTGATAGTGCACGCAACGGTCTCTCCCGTATCGTTTTCGAAAAAGTTGTCTGTGACGACGTGGTCTTCGCAGGTGTAGACGGTCATCGCCTCCCAGTTCGCAGCAGCGCTTTTTACCACGTTGCCGCGAATGATCATTCGATGACACCGATAGATGAAGAACCCAACGCCTCCCGCGAGGCCATCGGTGACGATATTGTCTAGCAGGAAGACATCGCCCTCCGTGGTGTCTCCAATGTCATCGTCAATGTCGATTTGACGATATCCGCCAATCACTCTGTTTCCGGCAAAGATGATCCGGTCCCCCCGAAGGAAGAGCGCCTTTCCACCGGTGCCAACCGCAGAGCTTAGGTCGAGGTAGTTGTTGACAATTCGCTCGTAGCCTTCAGTAGCGGTGCGAGAGGTCGCTGGGGTGCAGTCTACGAAATAGAGACCTCCCTCCCAGTGGTTCCCGGCAATCAGCGCACCTCTTGAGCGCGCATTGATTACGAGGAAGTCTCCGACGTTGTGAATGACCGTGTTGTTGAGAATGTAATACGGGGCCGCATCTCCGGACGCTGGGCGATTGCAGATGAAGATGTCGTTGATGAAAGACGAGTTCGGATTGACTACGTTGTCCGCAATCATTCTGATTCCGGAAAGCGTTGACGTCGGCTGGGTCACAAGGTATTGCCGACAGGTAAAGTTCACGAAGCTTGCCCAGCCGTTTGCCGTCCCCAGGTCTGTGTCCGTGACCGTATTTTCGGTTACCCAGGCATTCACCGTCGTTTCGCCGATGCGAACAACAGCACCCTGGACGCTTGCTCCACTTGCAGCTGCTGCGGCAAAAACGTTCCTGAAGATGTAGGCGTTCTCGATAAGGCCGGTTGTGGTCGACGCAAGATCGATTCCGTCGTACTCCCCGCCTTCGAAGTAGTTGTTTGCGATCGTCAGGTCTTTGCAGCTGAAGTTCGAGGATACGTCTACGACTCTCTGCCAGCCGGTCGTTCCGCCAACCTGGCTCAGGTCAGGAGCTCGAACAGAGCACCTGTCGATGACGACATCGTGGAACGAGTTCGAGAGCATGATGGCCGGATCGTCATCGACCGTTGGCCCGCTGGTCGCATTGCTCTTGATGAGCAGGTTGTGTATGCGAACCGTAACCTTCTCGTCTCTGTCAGTGGCACCGTTGAGACCATTGCACCAGATTGCTGGCTGGGTGGTGTCTGTCGTTTTGATGCCAGCCCTTTCCCCGACCCCGCGAATGATGATGCCACCAAGATTGGTGCTGAAGAAGTCGATGTACAGGTGGGCGCCAACGGCGCGGCCTTTGCCGGCATCGAGGTCGCACTCGCCGGTGACGATGATTTCCCCCACCTCGTTTCGGTCTTTCCGAATGAGGTACTCGACGGCTCCGTAGATGGAGAAGAAGTGGGTTTCGTCTGCGTCGACGTCTGCGCCTTCGGGGCCGACGATGAGGGGTCCCTTCTGGTAGTTCTTGCCGATGCAGAATCGAAAGTCGATGAACTGCTCGAACCCTGTGTTGACAGAGTTCGTCTTCGCGATGAGCAGCATGCAGACGTTCGGGTCGTCCGTGTTGGGCAGGGACGTATCACGGTGATGAACGCCAACCTCGTCAACCCAGTAGTAGTAGGTCGTCGAGGCTACTGTGCTCGTGCTGATCGTGAGCGGTCCAAAGCTCCAGACCTTGCCCCCGGCAATGTACTCGCCTGCGGTGTAGTCTACCGCAGTGCCCGTACCCTCGCTTGGGGTGCACCCGAAGAGGACACCAGACTTGATGACGCCTTTGTTGAAGTTGCTGACCAACGTTTCGTGTGCTGCAATTGCCGCAGTGTTGGCAGCGATGTCGACATCGTTGGAGTCGATGTTGGCTTTGTTCGTGTAGACGGCATGGAGCAGCGAGTTGGCCCCCGCGGGCAGAACGTCTCCCCCCACGCCAGAGTCGGAGAGGGGGATGTTCGGCGTCGCGCCCGCACGAGTGTTGTCGTCCTGGAGATGGAGGGTTCCGTCGACGGTCTTGACGACCTTGCCGACGCCCGTGACGGAGTCGGTAGCCGCCGTGATGCCGGCGACGTTCTCGTCGTCCTGGCCGACGATGTTGAGCGGCGATGTTCTGGTGACTGCGCCTGTGCCGTCGACCAATCCGATGCAGCCAACAACCATAGGGTTGTCGTTGGTCTGGTCAATATCGAACTCGTTGACTCCACTTCCGTTGCCAAGGCAGCCTCGAATGATGGGCCTCGAGCACGAGCTCAGCAGAACAGCCTTTGCCGTACCAGACTGGTTCGCATTGGCGAAATTGCACTGATCGATCAGTAGGTTCCTGGCATTCGATGCTTCGATGAGCCCGCTTAATCCAGTGACGTCACCTAGAAATGCCACGCCCTTGATGAGGGCCTGATCGCTATAGAAGACGCTGATAGCCGGAAGGCTGATTGGGTCTCCAACAAAGGAGACGTTCTGGATTGATCCACCAGACGGGAAGATCGTGATCGTTGCTCCGGCCGGAGCGCCGCCAAGCTGTGATTGCGAAAGCAAAAGCCTACCCGCGTAGGGGCTTTTGTACGGCAGTACCTTCAGTACCCGGTGAAAGCCGGACGTAGCCATCTGGACGAGGTCGCCTTCTTTGACCACCCCGCCAAACGAGGCGGTTCTCTCGACAATGTCGCCGTTGATGTTGTTGATCGACCACGAGGACACCGAGGTCCCAAGGCGAAACTCATAGCCCTCGAACGAGACTTGACCATCGCCACGAAGCGAGACTCCGGCAGCGAGCTGGAGAGCTCCAGGGGCGACACCGGTCGAGATGTTTCGATAGTCACCTGGACGAACGACCACCTCTCCGCCGAGACGGTTTGCCTCGCGAACGGCATCGTAGACGGCATCGAATCCTTGGAAGTCTCCGTCGCGACCAACAAGGAACGGGTAGTTCATCTTCTTGGGACGAACATTGAAGGTCCGAATCCGGTCCTCCGTCACCGTTCCGTCGGGAGCCTCATAGGATGCCAGATAGACGTCCTTCGGATGGCTCCGCTGCCGAACCGCATTGGAATCGTCCTCGAGTGTCGCGAAACTGTGAATCTTGCCGTCGTAATTCGTGAGGTCAGTGAGCGACGACACGAAGTCCCCGAGAATGCCTCGGACAAGAAGAATGTCCTCTTCTTCGCCTCCTGCAACTCGAGTCGAAAGGTTTCCGCCGGCGTTGTAGACCTCGACATCGCGTCGAAGAATGTGCTCATGGATGTGGCCATTGGAGGCGAAGGCCACATCGAGGGTCATCGAATAGATGAAGAAGGGGGAGCTACCGCCATCGTGCGTGAGATAGGCAATCTGCACCTCGCCGCGCTCACCGGTGACCACGTCAACGGAGACTGCTTCTGAGTCGGGTACAGCCCCAAGACTCACCAGGGCGTAGCCGAGTCGCTCCTCGAAGTGCGGGGCAAAAACCAGGAGGTCGGTTCCGTCGCCGATTGCAACAGCCGTGACTTCGTCGAAGTCGTTGACCGTGACACGGGCTCGGCGGATGCTGGTGAGAACATTCGATACGACACCCTGCGGGTCAACGATGCTCTCTGCGCCAACGTCGGAGCCGACCAAGTAGGTGTCCAGCGAGACGAGGTTCTTGTTGGCATCGATGACTGCGTAGACGAAGTCTCCGTAGCGATTGGACCCCGTGCCCGTCGCGTAGACGATGTGGGCATTGCCCATTCGGTCAAGCGCAATGTCTGGATCGACATCGTTCTTGCCGGTGTTGGCGCCGGCGACAATGGCCGGAGCTCCAGGGGCGGTTCCGAAGTTGGCCGCCAGGGCGCTCGCCTTGACGTAGTAGATCTGCTGGCTGGGGCTCCCGCCTTCGTTGTGCTCAAAGACAACGTGAACCTGGTCTTGCCCGTCGAGAGCGGCGCGAACTCGAGTGACCGTTCCGGTCATGTTCCCGATCGTCACTGGCGCATCGACCTGGGCCCCGTTGGTCCCGTTGAAGCTGCCCATCTGAAGATCGGTGCCGGTCGAGAACAGACAGATCAGGGCATCGTCGCTAGCCCGCTGGCCGACAATCCAAACACTGCTGACATTACCGCCCGTGGCAAACGTCGTCGTCTTCGCGTAACCAGCCCCAGCAAAACCGCCTTGGGTGTCTACGCCAAGGGATGCTCCTTGGCCTCCGAAGGCAAACCAGATCTCGCCCGTCAAGCCATTTCTTTTGGCATAGACGGCAGGGCGAGAGCTGTAGCTAGGGGCGGTGCCGTTGTCGACCTCCTGCTGGAGATACCCCCCGGCGTTGAACTGTCCGCCGAAGAGCTGCTTGATCTCTGCTGAGAAGGGCTCTCGCTGCCGCAGGACGATATAGTCCTGGCGGCCACTGCTGGCATGCGAGCGAAGCGGGGTTTCGTTGAAGGCCTGTGCAGAAGCTCCGGCCAGACTGGGGAGGTTGCGACGAATTCCTGCGGGGTCGACAACCAGGCCGGGGGTGATCCGAATCTTGTCGAAATTGCTTCCGCTGAGTCCATAGGACTCCTCTACCTCGGCTTCGACGCCGGGCTCGGCCGCAATGGCCTTCGCGCCTTGAGCGTTGACGGACAGTGGGTTCTGCCATGCACCGCCGGTCTTATATGCGATGACAACGCCAGTGGAGGCGAGGACTAGGTCTCTCGTGACCGAGATCGTGACGAGGGTCGTGGGGTCGTCATCGGGCGACGACGCAATAACGAACCACGGTTCCGGATCAGTTGGAACGGCAAGGCCGGTAATTTCGGACTCGATCTCGACGATGAGGCCGCGCTGTACGAATGCGACAGGAGCAATCGTGATGATCGATCCGTTGTCGGACGCGGCTCCGCCGCGGCTCCGCCAGAGAGGTATCCATCGGCGCCCAGGATCTTCTCGGTCAGAAGCTGGAACGTGTTCCCGGTGTACGGTGACCGGAAGCTGACCGTCTTGTTAGCTAGTGCTGTGACCGACATTTAGAGCCTCGCAATCACGCGCATGAATCCAGCCTGCACTTCGGTTCCTCCGCTATCCGTGAACAGCGATGGCCCCTTGGCAGGATCCAGAGATTCATTGGCGAGCAGGACGGTGAGCTCCGTGTTGGTGCAGTAGGGCCGCACCGATGGAAACAGCATCTTGACTGCTGTCGAGGTGTCTGCCGCAAGCGGATCGGGGAAATTGGCGCTGTCCATCTTCGTGACGACGGCGCGCTCCACCATAGCCCGGTAGGCCGGAGCCGACAGGCTCGAGCGCATCCAGATCTCCACCTGGCTCGGAATCTGCCCAAGGTTGTGAGTCAGGGCGTAGGGGAAGTCCGCCGTTGCATCGACCGATGCAATCCAGCCAGAGTCGTAGACACCTCCACGGGTGAAGGTGACGATCTGGTCGGGCGGGGTGGCCCCCGTCTTGTTCCGGCAACGTCCGATGTAGACGCGGCCGGCTACGAACGGAGGCTGCGTCTCCGGATCGCCATCCGTCACCACCGCGCCGACATTGGGCTGGAACTGATCGAGAACATGCCAGGTCAATCCGGCGCCGTTCGCATAGAACGTGCCTCGGATCGCCAGAGCCGTGTCCGAGGTGATTGACTCGATGACATACTGGCCTGCGCTGGCGCCCGCTCCTTCGATGACCAGGATGTCGCCAGCCTTCACCTTTCCGAGGGCGATGCTGTTGAAGAGTGCGCCCGTCGCGGTGAATGTGCTGTTCGAGGCCGTGCCTGTGCCTGCCCCGGACTGGAGCTTGCGCAGATCCTTCGCAGATCCCTCGTAGAGGAAGTTGCTGTCGTTGTACCCAGCGTCGTCTCGCTCCACATAGAGCCAGACGTAGTTGTCGAGGCCGGGGGCAAGGGCACTGAAGTCGAAATCGAAGGTCTCCCTGAGTCGGAAGATGTAGCCGTCGATGTTGAAGATGGCAGGCGCCAGATCGGCCGTCAGGCGAATGACCGACTCACCGCCGGGGGCCGTGAAGAAGGCTGTCTGCCCTCCAGAGACCAGGCCAGGCGCCCATGGCACCCGTGGGCTTGCCATCGGGTGGTTGGCATCGGTGCCAAAGTCAGCCGAGCGAATTGCGATGCCAGCGTCGAGCTGCTCCTCGGGGAATCCCGCCGAAGGGCCGCCGGAGCCGAAGGGTGTGAACCTCCCGTCCGGGAACGGTTGCCGTGCCCCGTAGAGCTCCTCGTCGCCGTCGTCCAACCGCTTCCTCGGGTTGGTGTAGTCGCCGCGGGTATTGGAGACCGACATCGCAAGGATGTCTGCAGAGCCAGAGATGTCCAGAGTGCCATCTGCGTTGATGGAAACGTCGAGTCGTTCGACAAGGCTGTTCTTGCTTCCACGGAGGGCAGCCCAGGTCGAGGTGGCCGAGCTCGTGACCAGCGAGTTGTGCAGATCCTCGAGGAAGTCGTCGATCGTCTCGAAGTTGGCGTTTACAGGCTCATGCCAGCTGTCAAAGAACTCGTTGAGCTGTGGCAGCGTGAGGCTGAGGAAGGCTGTACTCGATGGCATTGCAGTTTCTCCGATTACGACGCAACAGTGATTGTCCAGGTGATCGTGATGGTCACGTCCTCAGCCGGGTCGAACGAGGCAGACTTGAAAGTTCTCGTCGAGAACATCAGCTCGTCTAGGTCGGCGGAATCACCATTATTGATCTGCTTCTTGTCTCCGCCAACCGTAAGAACGCCATCCCCGATAATGAGGGCCGCTTCATTGATGACCAGGTCGGCCAAGCTGAAGCTGGGGAGGCCTACATCCGCGGAATTGAAGCTTCCGACGAATCGCATGGATGAGGTCGTCGGGGTTTCGAAGACCGAGATGTCCTGACGAATGACCTCGTGGTAGAGGCCGGTCCGCGCCGGCCAGGAAGCGTCAGGCGGCTTGGGGTTGAAGAGCTCGCCGGGTGGGGTGCCTCCGTCACCGACTGCCATCCTGAAGATGGAGCCTTGGAACCCTCCGCCGGCGACACCGATGAGAATGTCGCGAACTCCAGTCAGGCCGACATCGACAATGAAGTTCTTGCTGTCGTGAATGAGCTCGAGGGGACCACTCCCGACCTGGCGCTCAACGCGAATGTGCCCCTGAAACCGCAACCCCTCTGGCTTCGGCTCTGGCTTGATGGCTCTCAGCTTCGGAGCCAGGAATTTCAGGAAGGGTGGCAGATTCATGTTTCACCTGGATTCTAGTGGGGAGCGCCCTGCATCGTCAATCAAGGTCCTAGATTGCAAAGGCGTCCGTCACCGTCGCTACGTTGTTTGTCCGTTTGAGAGCCGCCGAAGCTATTTCGTGGTCTCGTGTTACCACCCCTGGGGATGAGGAGACATCAAATTCCCCTGTTTCTACGTCGGCGTCGGTAATGGCCTGAACTTCGTTGCCGACGTTCCCGATGTCCACAAGCAAGAGCGTCTTGGCCTGCTCGTTTGTGACCCCAATGCCGACCAGGTCAATATCCGTCTTGGTGTTGAGTGTCGAGGGGGACAGGTAGTCGGTCCCCGGCAAAACCGTGTGCTCTCCACGGAGCTGGATCGAGTCATGGTCAAGGATGCTCTGCTCCTTGCTCAGGACTTTGTACTCGATTCCGACGTCGGCGATGAGAGACGAGTCCGGGATATCGAGGGACAAGAGGTTGGTACTTTGTCGCTCGAGGACGAGATGGTAGCCCTTGAAGTTGCCAACCGGAATGAAGACGATGCTTCCGGCGTCGACGCCCAGGACCACGAAGTCTTTTGTCAGGTCCCGGAAGTTTCCCGTCGCCTGAGACCCGGCCGCAAGAACCTCTCCTGAGATGCTGTCGACAATGAACTCCTCGAGGATGAAGGATTTGTTGAACTCGTTGTTGCTGATCGTGGTCGTCAGGTTGAGGTCCTGCTGGGCATCCATGACCTCGCCCGGCGACAGGTTCACCCACCTCGTTCCATCGTGCGGGTCTGCTGACAGATACAGCGTCTCCTCGATCTCGGCCGCAAACGAGAAGACGTACTCCGTCCACTGCGGCTTCATGTTGTCGAGGAAGGTTACGAGCTCGGCGACGTTGACTCTTTGTGTGATCGCCTCGGTAAGAACCTGCGGAAGAAAAAGGTGGTTCTCGAGAAGCGTGAGCGCCTTGGTCTCGTCGGTGTCGCCATCTCCCTTGGAGGCCTGGCTCGTCAGGAACTTCTCGATTCCAGCTCTGCCAAGGCGGCTGGCCACGAATCCTGGCTCGTTGTTTCGGTCGATGATCTGAACGCCCGTCGTCAAGGACTCGAAGCGTGGGACCGCGTCTCCACGCGCTACGACCGGATCCAGCCCAGACGGAATTGTGTAGGTGATGATTCGGCCGCTGTCTTCGGTGATGTCAATCTCGGCCAGGTCGGTGTCGACCCTTGTGACCGTCCCTGCTCGCCGAGCGAACGGAAGCCCTAGTAGGATGTGAAGCCCTCTGCCCAGGTTGCCTGGGGTTGAGCCAGTCCAGAAGGTGAACCAGAGCCCCTGCAGCGCGAGCTTGTACGCTTCCGAGTTCTCGCGGAAGAAGTCGATGAGAACTCCGAAGTTTCTGTAGGGAGTTTGCTTGTTGACCTTGGTGATCTCCGCCCAGGCCTGCCTCTGCCTTGTGTCCTCTGGGCCAATCTTCGACAGAGGAAATGCTGCTCGCATCGACAGGATTCCGCCGCTGACCACGTAGTCCACTCCCTCGACCAGTGCCCAGTCGGGGCTGTCTACAAGGTTCTGAAGGAGAGGAATCGACTCAATCTGAGAGCTCACCTTGACGCCATGGGGGAAGGCGTCGATTGAATAGACGACGTTGTTGTCCTGGGTCTGCGGAAAGAGTTCGGCGATCTGAATCTGGTTGTCGTTCAGGATCGAGTTGATCGTGTAGGTTCCCTCGTTCGCCCCCTCGGAAATAGTGAGCGTTCGTCCTGGGAGGAGGGTGCTGAAGTTTTTTGTGTAGTCGGTTAGGACCGCAACGTCGACAGCACCACTTTCGCTCTGCAGGGGAAGGGTTGCCGTCCCATTGTAGGTGTACGTTGCATAGACCGTGGAGCCACTCGGAATGGCCGAGGAGGCGGTTCTTGCAATCGTGTTCTTGGAGTGGTCGACCGTGTAATCGAGTCCCTCGGTGTACTCCTCGTGCTGGTAGTAGACCGTGAGGATCTCGGTCGGAGGGATGCGACCGCTGTCGAGAGCTTGAACCGTTCCCTCGAATTCGTTGACGACATAGTCGCGGCCTGGCGTGTATTCGATGCCGCCAACTCCAACAAGGCGAATGGAGATGGTTCCAGGAACCAGCAGCGGATATCTCAGCTCCCGCACAGAGTCATCGAAGAATCGGATGGTCTCCTCATGCGGGATCTGTCGGGATGCATTCGAGACACTCAGGGTGTCGTAGAAGGCTGTTTCCCGTGAGATCGTTTGGGCAGCAGTCATCACGAGCAAGAGCTCGTCCGTCTGCTCAAACTGATCGGTCGAGTCCTCGTCCATGACGAAGCGGTTCCAGCGCTCCGTCAGGAAAACAGGAACTTCAGAGACCTCTGTCGACTGTGCCGCCTCTAGCGTCTTCTGCTCGAGATCGGCACCAATGCGAACCTGCCCCTTCCAATAGGACTGGAAGAGCTCCCGGTCTTCCGTTGGCAGTAGATCCCAGACGTCGTCGAGGAACCGGAAGAGGAATGCTGAGGAAATGTGACTCATCGCCTCTCATTGTACGCGCGGTTGTACTTCTCCCTGTCGATTGGATCCTTGGCCACCGCAACTGGCCCAAGCGTTCCCGACACGATCATGGGGGCTGTCTTCATCGCCCTCGGAACCCTGGTAGATGCATCGTCGGGACGATGAGTGAGCGCCGGCGGTGGCGAGCTCGCGCTCATCATTCCATCCGGGGTGTCAATCGTGGTGACGTCCTGGCTGGACGCGATCTTGCGAACAAGCGTCTTTGCAGCACCTACCTTCACGAGCTCATCTGCGAAGCTGGCTAGGTTCATACGACATTCCTTTGTAGCGAGATGTCTCTAGCTCTGAACCTTGCGATCCGTGGAGAGAGCGGTCGGTCAGTCGGGTCTGGGATCTCATCGTCTGGAACGGTGATGCTTCCATCGTCGGTTGGAAGCTCGAACTGGACGGTCCCGTCGTGGTTGTGAATCTCTGCCTTGAATGTGTCGAGAGAACCAAGATCAACCCTGGATGCTCCGTTGTCGTAGAGAAGGTCAACGATGTCCGACAACTCGAAGGCCTGCCCTTCGTTGATGTCGTCGATGAACGTCTTCACGAGATCTGTCATGTCGGAAACAGAGATCGCCGTCGTCGATGTCGCCGTCGGGATGTCGTAGATGACTGGGTTCGGGTTGTCCACGAAGGCCGGAATGAAGTGCCGTGCCAGCAGAGAGGCGGTCTCGCTCTGGTTGTTCCGGTCATCCATGAATGCCTGGATCGGGGGAATCGCAGAGGCATAGAGATAGTTGACGCGGATAGCCGTCGTGAGGAAGAGGCTGCTGATCTCGATGTAGTTGTCTTCCTGAGCCGAGTGCCTCAGCGTTGGTTCTGTGACGACGAACTTGTACTCGGCGCCGTTTCCAATGCCATAGGGTCCTGCGCCATACCCGCCTGCTCCAAATCCTCCATTCGCAGACAGCGTCTCTCCCGTAGGCTCCCCGGAGAGCGGATCGAGAATCTCAATGGACTCGATATACATGAGTGGAACATCGGTGATCGTGAACTCCTCACGCTGCGTGTTCCTTGCCTCTGCGATGATGTCGATGGCGATCGGGTTGTAGCCAAACTCGACGACGAGGTTGTCGTCGATCTGATAGCCAACGCTGCCGACCAGAGCCGGAAAGTCTCCGTAGATCTCGATGTTGTCGGCATCGATCTTGGACTTGATCGTGTAGGTGCCGGCCACCGAGCCAGGCGTGTTGATGGTCAGGATCATTCCTGTGCGGACATCGGCGAATGCACCCACGTCGTTCAAGATTTTGCTGGTCGTCACGGTCCCCGTCGTTCCGGTGATGTGGAAGATTCCACCTCCACCGAGTCGATAGAAAAGGCCTACCGAGTCGTCGATCGTGTAGTCGACTCCATCGACGTAGACGAAGATGCTGTCGATGGACTTGACGGAGGGCGCGCTGTTCGTGCGGTCCAGTGGGTATTTGCCAAGCGGGTAGCCTACCGAGTCGTCGAGCGCGACAACCGTGGCATTGCTTTCTGCAATCCTCGTCGTGTCAACCTCGAGGCCGAAGAAGTCCTGAAAGCCAGAAGTGAACGCAGGGCCCTTGATGTAGACGTCTACGTTGCCACCGATGTGCACGTTGTAGACGATGTCTCGCATCATCTCATCGTCGCCGAAGCCGATGGGCTCGATCTCCTCGATGGAGGTGAAGTTCTCCGTGAGGGTGACGATGATGCCGCGGCCAGTCACCAGGGCACGAACGGTGACGGCAACCTTGATGCGGTCAATGAGCTCGGTGTTGGTCTCCCTGTCCCGGCCCTCGGTCACTCCGAAGAGGTTGGTCGTGTTCGCTACCCCGGCCGGCTCCGACTCCATCGTCGTGATGCCACCGGCTGACACGTTGAAATCGGATCCCTCCTCGAGGGCCACGATCGGAAGGTCGATGAAGTAGAGTGTCCCCTCTTGGTTGAGGCTCATCTCTGCCTCGGTGACCGAGATTGCCTCCGAGTTGGAGTACCGCTGTCCGGCTGGCCCACGGAAAATGAGGACACCTTGCTGTGCGCTGAAGCTGGTCGGTTCGAAGAAGCGAATCCTCTGGACGTCCGAGCCAATGGAGCCTGGGTTCCTCTCGACAAAGGCATTCGACGCGAGACCGTCGACAATGTCCTCCGGGAACGCGTCTGGATCGGATGACTCCAGGATTGTGAGGATCGACTGGCTGGCCTGAACAACCGTGAGCTCGTCGATGATTGGCTGAAGGATGACAGAGAGAGGCTCAACCAAAAGCCCGGTCGTAGGCACACCTGCGCCAACGTCGAAGCTCGAGTCGTACTCAAGGAGCTGCTGGATGATGAAGTCTTTGATTGGAAGAGCCATTAGATTGTCACCACTGCCTGCGCTGTTGTTTGCTCCTCATTGACGACCTGGACCTGGATTTCGATCTCCGGCTGAGTATCGTCGGGGATGATATCCAAGACGAAGAGAGATTGAAGCCTTTCGGACGGCGGCCGTGTAGTCCTCGCCTGCTCCTCCTTGATGATCTGCTCGATGCGGCTCGTCATGAGTCGAAGGTCAGCAAAGAGCTCTGATGGATCGTCGGGGTCGTGGTTTAGGCCGATGTAATCCCGCAGGCCGCCAGCTCGACCGGGGGCGAAAATCGACCGGCCGCCGTTGTTGAGGTAGAGCAGGACGACGATCTGGACGAGCAGGTCGATCCCCTCCACCTGTTGGGGCGGACGAGGGATGCCAACCCGAAGCCTTCCCGTGTTCGGGTCGGTTATGAGTACTTTCAGGTCAGGCATAACTTACGAAAAACCTTATCATGTTGGTTCGCAGAACGGGACGCCAGCGTTCGGAAACCCGGAGAAGCGTTCGAGTTCCCCGGAGAGCCGGCCGCCGGCGGCAACGGCAAGCTGATCCAAGTTACCGAGGAAGCCTGTGATTCCCTCGGTGACGTCCGAGAGATCCGCGCCAATCTCATTGGCCAGCACGGTGAGCTCGTTGACGATGGACTTCACAATTTCCGCATTCCTCTGCGTGCTTGCGATGTCCTCCTGGATGCGACCAATGAAGCGTGCCCTCCCCTGGTCAGCCGAGTCGGCTCCGGCTACGTCAAGGTTCGTTCTTAGCCCGACGAGATCGTCCCGAATGTCGATGATCTGCTGCCTGGTTTGCGCATCGTCGATGCCGTCGAGAGATCGCGTAAGGCATTGGATGATCTGCCCCAGGTAGGAGAGGTCATTTAGGTCCGCGCTCACGAACTCCTCGAACTGCCCGGCATTGAGAAGGTCAACGGCGCGGTCGAGGCCCAGCTGCCTCATGGAGTCTGTGAGATCGGCGTACTTGGATGCGATCTGGAGATCCAGCGACTCGTAGGTCGAGACGTACTTCTCGCAGGCCACCTTCTGCAGCGATGCCACCGTGCTTGAGTTTTCAAGGGTGCTCACCTGCGCCGTTGCAGTCGCCACCGAGAGGGCGTGGAATGTTGCCATCCGGTTTGCGGTGGCACGGCCTTTCTCGAGGTCGCTGAGAATCCTTCTCGCTCCAGCGGTGAGGGCTAGCACCCTGTCGCGAAAGTCTGTCGGGTCCTCGATGCCGTCGACCGTATTGGCATTCGAGATGTTCATCAGGTCCTCGAGCAGCCCCTCGAACGCAGAAGCCAGCGCGGCCGCCGCCACCTCGCCGTCAACAGATCCTTCCTCGAAAGCGAGCTTCTTGACGTTGTCCATCAAGACGATGATTGCCTTCGCCCTCGAGGCCCAAAGGAGCATTGATCCCGAGGCAACCGTAATACTCTCGTTCGCGATGGTCAGATTGATCCGGTCCGACATGTTTTCTACTCGAGCGTAGATGTCACTGATGGCCCGGTTTCGCTGCTCTGATATCCTCGGAGTAGTCGCAGCTCCCCTGAAGCTTTCTATCACCAGCTGCATCGCACCGATGTAGTAGTTGATGACTCCAATCTGAGAGACGACGGCAGCCACCTCTGCCTCAATGAGGTTGATCAAGGAGGGGATCACGAGCGTCGCCAGGGCCCTGTTTGACGCGTCCACCTGCCCCGCCTCCACGCTCCCAGATGTCAGGATGAGCGCCACGTCAAGAATGGTCGTTCCGTTCTTGTCCGGGGTTAGAATACGAGCGACCTCCACCATCGCAGTCCTGGCGCGCTCAAAGGCCGTCGAGTCGAAAGTGGTGGTTCCGTCAACGAGAACCCGCGACTTGATGAGCTCTGCCTTGACCTTCTCGAGCTCGGCGGAAGCCTTGATGAGATCTTCGATGGTGTCGTCCTTGTAGTTCTCCACGTTCTCGACCAGGACGAGGACGCAGTTCACAAGCTGAACGATGTGTTTTCGGAGACACTTCAGGTTGTCGATCTTCAGCACGTCGAGCCTGATGATCTGCTGGCACATTCTCTCGACGGCCGCATAGGGCATGTCGTTGTAGAGAGACATCATTGTCTGGGCGACACCGACAACCTTCGAGGACATGTTGCGGATTTGGTTGACGCGCTTTGATGCAGAAAGAACCTCAGTCTCCTTCGCAGCGATCGCGTCCTCGAGTTCGCGAGTGACATGCTGCGTGAGAAGCCCTGCCGCAGCCGACGCTAGGTTTCCAAAGACGTCGCCTTCTGAGATCTCTGCAACCTGGTCGATGAGATTGTCGAGGTTCAGATCGCTGATGGCTGCGAGCGGATCGGTGAAGCCCTGCACCGCGGACACAATGGAGTCCGTGAGTGCAGCAAGCTGCTTCGCCGTGTACGCCGGGAACGACGCAGACAGGCAGCCAATCGCTTGCTTGATGTCGGCTTCTTCTGCCATCAGTCACTCACATTCGTCGAGCGGTAGTAGCGCTCCAGCTTCCTTTCGAGCTGCTTCTTGATTGCGCGAACCTTTTGCGGCGACATGTCCAGCTCCTTCGAAAGCTGGTCCACGTCGGTGATGATGGGCTTGCCGAATCCCTCGAAGGTATGCTCGAGCACGAGCTGCTGCTCCGGGTTCAACGAGCCATGGAGGAACACTGCCTGCTGCTCAACATAAGACCGGCCGCCAAGCTGAGCCTCTCCGCCGGCCTCCTCGGCAATGAGGTCGTTGCGCAGCTCCCTGCGTGTAGTGGCCACGTTCTTGGGCGTCACCTGTCCCCGCCGAAGGTCGGATAGGCCCTGCTGCGAGACGAGGATGTCATCTGCTAGCTCGGCGTCGGACGGCTTCCTTCCCAGGAGATCATTCAAGGCGGCTTCCCTTTGTTGGATCATGGGGATCATCCACGCTCGGTCATCGGGGATTCGACCGACATTCGTGTACTTCTGGATATACCTCTGCATCCGGTACCCAAGTCCACTGTAGACATGGCTGCTCAGCTGGGTTCCGCGGGTCGGGTCGTAGGTCTCGAGAGCCTTGACGTAGTTCCGAAGAAGCCTGCTCTTGATTGCGGCCTTAGGAAGCTGCACGGTACGGAGATACCTGCCTCCTGCGCTGTTGATGAGTGGCTGGTGGCTGTTGTAGAGCCAGCTAAAATCCTCTGGGTTGGGGTTCGAACGCCAGCGCTCCCACGCATCGAGCTCCTGCTGGCGCAGGTCATCCTGCGAGATTCCCATCTCTGCAGCCTGCTTCTCTAGCCACTCTTCAAGCTCAGCCTCTACGTCGAGCTCGAGGTCTTCATTTTTATCCAGTGAATCCACGGTTCCTCTCAAGCTCATCTCTGTAAGCATCGATGACTGCCCGCCGCAGATCAATGACCTGCTTCTCCGATAGTGGCTGTGGAAGTGCTGGCTTCTCTTTCTGGTAGAGGCCGTCTCCGGTCGGAGCCTGTTGGCTTGGCGCCATGTTCGGATCCTTACTGGGGTTTCCACGCCCCTTCGAAGCCCTTGCCTCCTCCTCTTCCTTCCGGGCGGCGATGGCGGCAGCCCTTGCCTCTCGGGCCTGTGCGAGCTCCTGCGCCGTAGCGGGGCGCGTCTGACCCCTCTCCGTCACGTAATTCGTGGCAAGTTCGGCGGCATCGGCGATCCGCTCCCCCGTGGGAGAGAAGCCTGCAATGCGAAGCGAGTCTTGCCAGATGCGAAACTCGAAGTCGAACATGACCGGCCGCCCGTCATAGCGAGCTCGATCGGAAGGTGCTCGCTCCGAGTTGCTCGTGAGAAGGGAGTCCCTCGTCTTTTGGTCCAGGGCCTCATCGCCCGTATGGACCGTTGTGTCAAAGACCGGGAAGGCACCGGACATCCTGTCCTCTGGCGCGGCTGCGTCGGCTCCGGAAACGGCATCTACCTCGACCTGGCCGGCGGTTGCATCGGACACCGTCGTCGAGGTCGTTGTTGGGTTTGGCTTTGCCTCGCCCTCTTTGACACCATAGTAGCCTGAGCCTGTGGACGTATCTCCGACGAAGGTCCTGAACTTCGCCGTGCGGTAATCAACCCGCCTCGTGGCGGCAGGGTTCTTGTCGAAGGTAACCCGTGCACTCTGGCTTGGCTTCTTCGTCCTGTCCGCGTACTCCACGGAGGATGCTCCGACAAAACGGAAGGCTTCGTCGATTCTGGTGAACGATCGGTCCGTGACAGTCGATGCAAGCTCGAACTCTCTGTTGTCACCCCGAGATCGACGGTAGGCGTCGTTGAGCTCGTCGGTCGCATCCTGCAAAGTGATCTTGTCGTTTGCTCTCTGGATGTCGTCCTTGTTCTTGTCGGAGAGTGCATCGCTCGCAGTAATCGTCTCTCCTGTCACCCCCGGCACCTGCGACGGAGTGGTGACTTTGAGGTTCACTCCCTTGGATGCATCGATGCCAAGCTCCTCGTACTCCTGGGTGCGCTCAGCCTCCTGCTGTGCGATCAAGGCAACCTCGTTGTCGTCCGCGTCCTCGAAAAGAAACGACTGGACGACTCCAACATTGGAGCCAAACCATTCAGCGTAGGTATCGTTCAGACCGGTAAGCGAGCGTAGCTTCTCGTCGAACCATTCAGGGATCGGCGGAGCATTCTCTCCGTCATAGATGGTCCCGAAGTCGTAGTTTCCCCGCTCGTCCCGGTAGAGGTCGAAGTCGAGCTGCCCCTCGTACTTTGTTCCCGCCGCCTTGAACCGTGGGCGGTTGAAATCGACTTCGTCCACGAACCTTGGGTACTGGATTGCGTACTGCGTCGTAGCGGATCCGTTGGCAGAAATGTCGTGAACGATCGCATCGAGATACGCCACGATGTTCATGTCGGCATCAGAGTCGTCCAGCGCAAGGATGGGGAATCCTGGGATCGGCCGCATGTTGAACGGACCCGAGAGGGATGACTGGCGGGCCGCGAACTTGGCCTTGAAGTACTCGTAGCTGGCGACGTTCTGAAGGTAGTCGGGGATGCCCCCTTTCCGGTTGCCGTCGGGCTCCTTCTTGCCCTGGCCCTGCAGCGTAAGCGTCGACGGAGCAGGCGCCAGGTTGATGAAGTTGTAGACGATCCCTCGGATTCGCTCTTCGTTGGTCGTCCAGTCATAGTCATTGAAACGGGGTGCCTGCCCAGCACCATCGGCATACTTCCCGTCAGGCGTGCGCTTGCCAGGGGACTTGCTGTTCTCATCTCGGATTTGCGCAGTAAAGAGCTCGATCTCGGCAGGCCTCAGCATGTAGAGGCCCATGAGCTGCCGCTGGTTCTTCATTGGAAGCTGCGGCATCATCTGCAGCCGCGTTGTCTCCTGCATGAAGTTCTCTTGGTACGACATCTGGTCGTACATGTTCGGAAACAGCACGTTGCAGGTGGGCGGCGACAGGGTGTAGACGTGCGGCTTGAAGATGTAGCTGGCAACGACGCTGTCGATAGCGGTCTCATACTCGAACAGGTCGACCTTGCGACGACCTCGGCTATCGGTTCTGTTGACTGTCGTCTTCTTGCGCTTGATGTTTCCGAAGACATCTCGGCTGAAGATTCTCGTTGAAACATATGGCGGCGCCGGAACCGAGACCCACTCATGCATGATGGATCCGAGCAGCTGGTTCACGAGCTGGGCAAGGTTCGACTGCCCGGACTGCCCTCCTCCGAGTCCGTCCAGGAAGTCGCTTAGCAACGCGAGTTGGAACAGCTTCTCCGTGTTTCCCGCATTGCCGCGGATGATCCTGTCGGTGATGCGGAAGCGGTTGCGCGCGTTCGTGTAGAACGGATTGACATTGCCGATGTCGTCGATGACCGAGATCATCGTATCCATGAACCGTTCTTCGCCCTGGTCTTTGGTGAGAGCGATCTTCGGAATCATGTAGCCATACACGCCCTCCGCCGTGACCGACCCAAAGCGTCCGTATCCGCCCGATGTTTGGATGGCGAGCTGGTCAACAATGCCACCATTGGCCGAGGTAATGCTGAGCCAGAACTGCCTCGCCTCCACCCAGTAGATGGATGGATCGGCACACTGAACCGAAAGAGCTCGCCCGTCGTCTGCGCGGGTGAATCCACGAGAGACAACAATGCCCTCGAAGAGAAGCTTGTAGTCCCCGACATCTCCTCTTGGGTTCTGGTCCCAGGGGTCCGTCGCAAAGACATGAACCCACGTTCCCGGAAGGATATGCTTGATCGTGTTGGTGGGGACGAGGGACAGCTGTGCTGTGGCTGGCGACCCAGTATGACCGGAGACCTGGACGTGGTTGAGAGCGTTCTCGACCAGCCGACCCTCCATGTAAAGCCGAAGCTTTACTTCTGCTCCTTTGCCATGACCGGGCATCGACTACTCCAGGCTCTCTACGCCGAGCCCAGGAATCGTGACGCCGTTCTCCTCGATCGATTTCGTGGTTCCGCTTGCAAACGAAGAGGGGCTCAGGGGCTCGTTCTTGAGTCCGACGTTCTGCCCAGGGATCACGCTGGCTCCAGACTCAAGGTTGTTGGTGTTGGTTCGGTGGGTGGTCGTACCAGCGGACGGAGCGTAGTTCCCGGAGAAGTACTCCCTCATGATGAGGAACGTCTCCAGCGAGGCCAGTCTCTCTGCGGCTGTCTCGGCAGTATCTCCAAGGTCGAGCGAAGACTGGATATCGTTGAAGAGCTGGTTCTCGAGTTCGGTCCGGGTCGAACGCTGGAAGCGTAGCCCCAGCATCCTTGCCGGGTTAAGCGGCGACCTGTTGATCACCAAGAGGTTGAACTGGAAGGGGACCGCGTTGTCGGCGACGGCGGCCTGCGTGATTGTCGAGTTCAGCATGTAGCCTTCGACGACCACGTCGTCGTACTGCATGATGATCGTGGCGCGGTTCTTTACCGCCTGGGATCCACGAAGGAAGTAGTCGTAGTTCTGCTGGAACTCATTCTTCCAGTCATGGTTCTTCGCGTTGAGGAGTGTGCCCGAGTAGCTGTAGATCTCTGGGCGGCGACCGAAGAAAAAGGCGATCCACTCACCGAAGGTGTCGATGATCTGAACCTTTTCCTCCCGGTTCTCTTGGACCTGCTCGAGGAAGAACTTGGTGTTTGGTGGGATCAGGTTCACCCATGGGACACGCTTCTCTGTCGAGTCCTCCACGGGAAGCTCTTCTGGCTTCCTCCTGCGAATGAGTCGGATCGTCGCAGGCTGGTCTCGCTTGCTGTCGAGTTGGCGAGCCAGAGAGTTTTCTCGCAGATTCTCTGCATTGATCGACAGGGACTCCTTGTTCGCATTCCGATAGAGGTGGCGCGACCGACGATAGGAATCGTCGTTGCTGAATCCGTCGATCTGCGCAGGAACGCCCGGACCATCAAGAAACTGCACGGACCCAGACGGCGGACCTCCAAAGCCATCTGTGAGGAAGATGTTGTACTCGATTAGCCGCTCGGCACCGAGCGGACCCCTTCCCTCGAGGACGGCTGAGATCTCTTCCTTGCTGGTTGTCCGCGATGCCATTACGTTCTCCTGGTTCCTGGTCGACCGTCCCTACCCTGCGTTCCGTCGAGGGACTGGAATCTGAGCCTGAACTGCTCGTCCATGCCAAGGGCGATGGATCTATTGATGACGTGGTCGTCCATCGTTCTCCGGTTCCGAACTCGCTGGGAGACTCCGATGGGACCGAAGATCGTATTGAAAAGACTGATCCGAGGATCTTCCTCCTGGCTGTAGATGAGCTCGAAGACGGCACTGTTCTGTCCGAGCTCGAGGGCATCACCGTCGGCGGTGCTCACCTTGATGACAGTGAGCTCGTAGGTCGAGCCTCCGCCTTCATGCTCGAGGAAGGCGACGTTCGCCTGGCCGGGGTCGACGGAGACCTTGGTGATCACAAGGTCTGGGGCTCCCTCCGTGATGGTTCTGATCAGCCAGTTGCCAGGGAAAAGGAACTCCTCGTCATGGGTCATAGCCTCGTTGAATCTTGCGATGAGGAGGTTCGGCGCTGGATTGACCACGCTGAGTAGCCGACCGCCAACACCAACGGTGAAGAAGATGGACTCGTTGGTCTCGAGGCCGTCGTTGTCTTTGACACTGACCGCAACCTCCTGGCGAGAGCCCAGGGGCATTTTCTCGGGTAGGTAGATTTCGATGTCTACGCCATTGCCGTCATTGACCTCGAAGGAAACGTCGGCTCCGTTTTGCGCGACTCCGCCGAAGATGTAGTTGATTCCTCCTACGGCAACTCGAATGCTTGCAAGCGCAACCTCTTCGTTGTCGGTGATGGAAAGTACAATCGGCCGACTTTGGGCAACGCCCGTCTCTCCGTTGACTGGGGAGATTGCCGTCACAACTGGAGGGGATGGTGGCTCGATAAAGCCGATTCCCCACGGGGATACACCCCACTGGCCTTTGCCCCAACCCTGATCTCCTGGTGGTGTGCTCATGTTCCTGGTGGCCTTCCTGAACCTCCGGCGCCGCCTCTCGAGGCCGGACTATCGTTCCCTCCGGAGCCAGCTGCGCTGCCCCTTCTCCCCATCATGTCCTTTTCCAGGGCGCCGAGCATCCTGTGAGTTTTCTCCAGCGCTCTGTTGATCGTGGTGAGCGCCGACTCCTGCTGACCGAATCCGATTGCGTGAGCTGCCATAGCCTCTCGAGGACGCTTCTTCTTGCCGGCCACTTCCGACTCGGGGTTCGTTCCCATATCGTAAAGGTTCCTTGCCCACCTTCCTGCGTTGCCCTTTGGCCCTATGAGAGACACAGGAGTTAGTGCCTCTGCGATATCAGATCCAAGGGCACCACCCGCAATGGCTTTCGATGCAGCTCCTTCTGTGAGCTTGTCCGCAAGAGCAACTGCTCCGACAAGCAAGTTCCCTCCATCAAGCTCCGCTGGGGCCATCTTCCCCGTCGTCACGGTTTGAATAATTTTTGCCGCATCAACACCCTCGTACTCCTCTTTTCGAGCAATGCGGCCCATCCCCTTCTTGATCAGATCAACGTCTCCGGACGCAATGGCCTTTCGTATCGCAGGGTCAGAGAGAGCTTCGTTGACATACCGAACATCTGTTCCGCCCATTGCAAGATTGCGAGAGCCTCGACTTCTTCCTGCGATCTTCTCGCTGAAGGAGGCGATCGCTTTTTCGTAGCTACCCGACTCCGCATACTCCTCAGCGATCCCTGGGACAAAATCCCCAAGCAACATCTGATCGACGTCCTTGACGGCCTTCATGCCCCCCTTGCTGATTCTCTCCGTTAGTTCACCTTGAACTCCTCGAGGGAATCTCTTCTTAAACTCTTCGAACGTATCTCCAGGGTACTTTCCAAGAACGCGCGTCCCTCTGTACTGTTCTCCTTGTGTGAGAAGATCGTATTCACTTCTCAGCTCTTCGTCGGTCATGCGTCCAGCCGGGGAACCGCCAGCCGCCATCCCACGCTCGCCGGAAGCTCTTAGGATGTAGTTGACCATGCGCTGCTGGGCTGCGCCCTCCTCCTCCGCGAGACTTGCCGCCAATGTGATATCGGTCCTCATCTGGGCATGAAGCTTTGGTGCTTCCCAGCCCCCGAGCAACTCGCCTGCTAGGCCACGAACCTTCGGCCCAACAGCCCCGGCAATCCTATAGTCAGCGTTGATGCCCGCATCGCCGGCGGCCTTTACCATTACGCCAGCAGACTGGTTAAGCCTCTTGATTGCATCGCGACGCTTCTCAGCGATGTACTCCGCCTTCTCTCCTTCGGGGATGCGATCTGGTGCATGAAAGTCGTCTTCGGCAAGCTGAGTGAATGCTCGCTTGTATTCCTTCCTTGCCTCGTTCAGTTCCTTGTTCGGATTTTCAACTACAAGTTTGTAGGCAATATCCTTCACCTTGTCGGTAACTATCGCCGGCGCATCCGCCATCTTCGCGCGCTCGCGGAGATCTCTTATGTTCAGGCTTCTGTCTCCGATGCCCAGGGTTCCGGGACCCGCCTCCACTGGAGACAGGTTTAGTACGCTCATCACACCGGTGTACCGACTAAGTGCTGCGGAGGACATCGAAGTGGAGGCGTCTAGCTGAACTCGCCGGAGCGGTGCCGAGCGTACTCGTGCAGCTACATCCATGTTGATGTCAATGCTGCCGTATCTTTCCTTGAACGCGGAAACCTTCGCATCGTACTCGGCCGCGTCGCGGCGGTTGTAGTAGTCAGCCTTCTCCTGGGCGCTGGCGAAGAGTCCGGGCCCCGTGTCAAACAGGTCCTTGCCGAAGTTCCACGCCGCCTTTGCGTTTCCGGCAACAAGTCCTGCGGCAGCGCCAATGACGGCACCCTTCGGACCTCCGACCATGAATCCTGTCATGCCGCCTTCCAGGGCATATCCAGATCCGAATCCGTATCCTTCCGTATAGTCCGCTGCGCTCTTGGGGTCGAATGCTCCAAGAGCTGCAAGGCCTGCCCTGTGCATTTGCATGTTCTGGAACGTATCGAGCCGTCGAGCATAGGCTTCGCCGCCAGCTCCACCACCGCCGGGCCCACCTCCACCGCCTCCTGCTCCCATGGCGCCCGCGTAGGCAAGCGCCTGGGTTGGGTTCATCCCCATTTGGCTCTGAGCCCAGAAAGCCATCCTCTCCTTGTTGCTACCGCCCATGCCCAGGGACTCGAGCATGTCGGCGCCCATCTGCATCTGCTGGCGAGCCATGGTGCGGATACCCTTGGCTCCAATCCCGCGGCGCAGATCGTCCTTGTAGACCTGGAACCGCATCATGTTGGTCATCAGGCCTTCTCCGCCCGACATCGCTGCCAGTGCCTGACCAGGCATATCCATCATTCCGCCGAGCGCCTCGCCGCCGGTGCCCGCCATGAGCTGGAGCTCGCCGAGCGGACTCATGGCAGAGGCGATCTGGGCGCCTCCAATGAGCTGAGCGGCGCCGTAACGGCCGCCGAGGACCTTCATCTGCTCCGGAGAGATTCCGGCCCCGGCAGCCTGGCCGAGAGCCCCGGTGAACATCGCGAAGCCTTGCTGCTCTGTGAGGCGCTGGGACAGCGCAAACTGAGCACCCTGGCGCCCGAAGGCTTCATAGCGCGACTGGGCCGCCAGGTACTGCTCTGCGCCGCCAGCGGCCCCTGCCCGAAGGATCCCCTCCTCGGCCGAGAGCCCCTGCTTCGCCGCCGAGCGGATCACCATTGCCGCATTGCCAAGCGACGTGTGAAGGGCTGAGGCTCCCTCATCGACGGCCTTGGCTAGGTTGCCGAGCTGCTCACGTAGCTTGGTCGGATCAGTGGTGCTCGGAAGCAGCCCGGTGTGCCGTGCCAGCGAGGCGATCGTTCCCATCTGCTGGACATCCATGTTGATGTCCCTGGCTGCCTCGCGCGCCGCGATACCTGTCTCGTACCTCTGGGTTCTAGTCAGGTTGCGGCCGCCACCTACGATATCGGCGAGCTCGTTGGTAACGCCGCTGACCCGCTCGATCTCCGCGTAGTGATCTCGAATCTTTCCGCCGACATACTCCTCAGCCATGCCGAAGGCCATGATTCCGAGACCCATGCCGCCAAGGAATCGGCCTGCCCCGGCCGCCGCACCGCCCAAGCCGCCGCCAAAGAGGCGCGCTCCTACTCGGGCTCCAAGCGCACCGCCGACGAGGCTTGCCCCGGCAAAGGCTGCCTCGCCCGCAGCAAGGCCACCAGCGCCACTGAGGAAGGTGGATTGAGCGGCATTGCGCGCCGCGTTCCTGGCTTGCTGCTGGCGCTCGATTGCGTTCTCGTGAACGCCTGCCGCGTACTCGTAGGCAGATACTCCCGGAGGCCGCATGGCCTCAGCTGCCGCCAGGCCGTGACGGGCGACCGCGGCTTCCTGCTCTGCTGTCGTCGTTGCATGGACCTGGCCGTAGTGCGGGTTGTAGGCCATCCCCGGATCGGTGTGTGTCCGTCCGAGGATGGAGCCCGCCCTGCTCTCGAGGCCAGCCATCATCTGGGCCATGGGACCCGTCGGGGCAAACTGAGAAGGTACGCCGCCGAGAGCCATTCCCATCTGGGAACGAACCTCCGACATCGCACCCATGACACGGGTCGTGTCTACGTTGACGACGTAATTGAATTCAGTTGCCACCTACGGTCTCCTCGGCCTCTTCTTCTGCTTCAGTATATTCTGCATCCGGCCCCAAGATCCCTTCCCAAGTGAACTACCAACGGCAGCGACTTTGTAGGACTTGTCTTTCTCCTTCTCCATGATTTCCAGGGCCTTGTCGACTGCTCGCTCCCGCTCGGTCGCAACCTCCGGGAACATCTCTTCGATGAGTTGCCGCAACGCCTTCTGAGCGCTCTCTGGATTCACCGAGGCCGTGACGCCAGCGATGGTCTTGTAGAGCTCGATGCGCTGCTGCTTCCTCCAGGCCTCGATGGCCATGCTCTCCTGAAGTGTGCCGTACTCGACATTGGCACCAAGGACCAGGTGGAGGTTTACCCTAGCCCATCCGACCGGAGAGCTTAGGACCCCTGGAGGGCGTCTTCTTTCTTTAGATGCTCGGTGATCGCTCGGTTGAAGAGCTGGACCTTGGTGGCGAGCATGTCAACGAAGGCAGATCCTCGCTCCTCCATCCAGGCTACGCGGTCCGCGAGACTTTCCCCGATCGATGAGCCATCGATCTTTCGAACGGCCATCGCCGTGATGCACAGCGCATTCATCTGCCGAAGGAAGAAGTCGGAGACCTGATGCTCGTTGCCCTTCTCATCCTTCGACCAGTCGCCGTTCATGATGAAGCTGTCGATCTCCTTGAGGTCGCGGGTCTGCGACGACCTCATGGTTGCGACATGCTTCCCAAGGATTTTGATGTCGCGAACAACATAGCCCTTGAAGAGATAGTCCTGCACATCGTCTTCGGTGATCGTCACACCAAGACGCTTGGCCGCTCCGCCCGCAATGAGATCGGTTCCACACCGAGCGCAGAAGATCCAATCGTTCTCGGCCTTGATGCCGCATGCCGGCTCTGGGCAGCGAACCTCCTCGACCTTCTCTTCTTCTTTCGGTGGAGCCGCCTGCTCTGGCTCTTCTTCGCCTCGGCCCATTGCGACTTGCCGTTGATGAGCGGTGGCCGCGTTTGCGGGCACTCGTCCACCGACACCTCCTGGTGACGTCGGAACTCCGGCACGACTCTTCTGCTTGTCCATCTGCTCCCTGATGTCGGGTGGCAGCATTGATCCGTTTGACATGGTTCTCCTTCAGTTTCTCCGGGTAACAAATACCGACCACAGTGTAGGTCGCCGCGAGCTCCTCGGTCAATCACAGGCCGCTCTCCAGGGCATAAGAGGGATAGAAAGGAGACTTCCCATGTCCAGATACACAATCGCTCAAGGCTATCCACCGACCCCCGAAGAAGTTGCGCAATGGCAACGAGAAGCAAACTACTTGCGCTACCAAGCGCCCAACCCACACGCCCCCGAAGGCACCTCCGCGGCGCTCGGATGGGGCATCCCCAAAGACTGGCTCCCCCATGGAGACTGCGTCGAGCACGTCATGGCCATCTTCAAGCGCGACGTCGCCGGTGTCCCCATGAGGGAGAAGCTCCGTCCCGAGTACAAGTGGTCCATCCTCTCGGTGTGCATGGCGCACTTCCTCTGGTTCAGGACTGAGCCGGGCTATCGCTGGGTGCTCAAGTTCTTCGGAGTCGAAGAGGTCACGCCATTCTTCAACGCCTACGCCTATATGTATGCGCTACGAGAGACAGGCACCGAACAGAACCACTACGTCAAGATTGATCACAACGGTCCAATCAAGCTTCGCATCTATCGGCGGTGCGAGCGAACACTAGACTCGCCAGTGAGCGAGCCTTACGACGAAGCGTCTGAGCAGATGCAGATGCTGCTCTCGCAGGCCCGCGATCCAAATGCAGTCGAACCAATGGCTGAGTCGAGCCCCGACATGTACCACTGGGTATCCGAACAGATCCGAGACTGGTTCCTCGAGCTCAGTCCAAGCAAGGAGTGGCCATCGAGAAAGCCGAATCGCATCGGAGGCTACCAATGGGTGAAGAACCTCAAGAGACCGAGCGGAGATCTTGTCTTCGAGCCCCTCAACCAGGTCGAGCTCCACAAGGGCCGTGCCTACAAGCTCAAGCCCGACAACGGCAACGTCATTTGGTGCGGAGGCAAAAGCATTCGTGCCGTTCCACTCAAGGACTACTACACCCAGCAGGAAAACTGCCGATTCACCGAGCACCAGCTCGACAACATGTTCAGATGCTCAAGCTGCAACAAGATGCGCTCATGCACTCCGGCTACCGGAGAGCACAAGATGTGCGTCCACTGCTTCGGAACAATCGTCGAGAAGGACGACAGACCGGCACTCAACCTGTGTACGATGCATGAGTGCAGGCGATGCACAGACCACCTCAGCAATCACAGCGAGCTGGTAAACCTAAAGAATAGACTGAACCGAGACGTACACTTCCCGGTTCGGAGGTGACAGATGAAAGCGCGAGTCGTGAAAGGAAAGATCCGGGTCCGCCTTGAGGACCCGGACGAGCAAGTCTGGCTGAGGCAGCGCGAGCAGATCTTGCACATGATCGGCTCCGCGAATCCCATCGGAGACCTTCCGGAGGTTTCTTGCATGGCAAGCCCGCAAAACTTCCGGAAGCTCCGCCGAATGGGCTGCAAGCTCAGCCGGGACGAAGCGACCATGGCAGCGGTCGCAAAAATGAAGGAAGACCGCGAGCAATACGAGTACGAGAGCAAGGTCGGAGTCAGGGCGAAGGCGACGACGGTTCCGTTCGGAAGCTATGAGTTCAAGATGCCGCCGTTCGCCCACCAGATCAGAGGGTTCAACTTCCTCCACGCGATGAACACGCCCGCGCTCTTCGGAGACTGCGGGACCGGGAAGACCTACATGGTTCTCACCTTTGCGGACAGCCTCATCCGCAAGGGCGAGAAGTGGGTCTTCCTCGTCGTGTGTCCCGTCAATCTTATTAACCACGTCTGGATTGCAGACTCCAAGTCCTTCACCGACCTCCGATGCGTCGGTCTCCGCGAGGACAGCTCCGTAACTGTACTCGGAGAGGACTGGGACGAGCCAGACGACGACCCGGAGATGAGCAGAAAGGAGCGCGCTGCCCTGCGAGCCGCGAGGAAAGAGGATCCCAGCTACAGACCAAAAGCCAAGCGTCGTGCTCAGGCCCGCCACCGGAAGAAGGTGAGCGAGCGGTTTGCCCAGGACGCCGACGTCTATGTTGTCAACCCAGAGAACCTTCGTACCGACCCAAAGGAGAAGAGGATCAAAGACCTCTGCCGGGCAAAGAAGAAGGAAGGGTACAAGGTGTGCCTGGTCATCGACGAGAGCTCGAAGCTCAAGTCCCGAACCTCTCGGACCTACCGGGCTCTCAAGCGAATCCGCTCCCTCTGCGAGCGATGCATCATCATGACTGGTACTCCGTCTCCAAACGGAATCCTCGACCTATGGGCGCAGTTCTCGGTCCTCGACGACGGGCAGACACTTCAGCCGTCGTTCACCGACTACAGGAACGAAGTCGCCGAGGAGAAGATCCTCAGGAACGTGACTTGGAAAGACAAGTCCGGGAAGACGCACAACGCCACGAAGTGGCGCCCCAAACCGGGCGCCGCTCTTCAGGTATACCGAACGCTGGAGCCGAGAATGATTCGGTTCCGAACCGAGGACTGCGTCGATCTGCCACCAAAGCGATTCCTCATTCGAGATATCGCGATGACGGAAAAGCAGCGTGAGGCCTACGAAGACATGGAGAACATGCTCTTCACCGAGCTCGAGGGCGAGCCGGTCACTGCGAAAGTGGCCGCGACCAAGCTCATCAAGCTGAGACAAATCACCGGCGGCTTCCTCATCACAGATGGCAAGGATCCAACGCCGTTGGCCAAGGACAACCCCAAAATGGTTGAGCTGGACGAACTCCTGGAGCAGTCCATCGCCGACAAGATTGGGGACGAAGGACCTCCGAACAAGGCGCTCATCTGGGCCCAGTATCAGTGGGAGTGCAAGACGCTCGTCAAGCGCTACGCCAAGTACGGTGCTCGTGGACTCTTTGGAGGCATAAGTTCTAAGGCGAAGGACGACGCTATCACCCGATTCAAAAACGACCCGAACGCTCGCGTGTTGGTGTGCCATCCAGCAAGCGTCGGCCATGGGCTCACGCTCACAGAGGCGAACTACGTCTTCTACTACAGCCTGAGCTACAACTTTGAGGAGTTCTATCAGAGCTACAGACGAATCACTCGACCGGGGCAAAAGCGGAACATGACGTTCTACTTCCTTGTCTGCCCCGAGACCATTGACGAAGAGCTCATCGACGTAGTCCGAGAGAAGAAGAATCTCTCGGATCTCATCACCGATGGGGAATTCAGTCGCGATGCCTTCCTCGCGAAGAAGGGATCTTCGTCCAACCAAATTGAACTGAACTGGGAGGTACCAGATGCAACATCACGGACTGAGGCTCAGGCCTAGATACGTGAATGAGATCCTGCAGGGAACCATCCTGCAAAAGCTCTTGAACGGGAGCTGGACAACACGAGACCTGTCTCGCGAGCTTCGCGAGAACATCGACACCGTTCGCAAAGAACTGATCTCTCTCCACCACGCAGGGGCCATAGAGCCGATTGGGTACAGGATGGAGACAACCCCGGCTGGTGCTGTCCTCTACCAAAAGGACTACCTCTGGGCGCTTACCGACCACGCCCTCTCTCACAGCTCAACCGTTCATGGCTGCACGAAATGCTACTTCAGAGAGAAGGAGATACTGGCGGGAAGGTTCTTCCCCTGAACAAGAGAGAGCTGGAGCGGTTCCTCGTAGCCGCCCAGGACGACCCTGTCCTTGCAGCCTGGGCCAGGGTCATCCACGAATACAGGGCGGGATCTCATGTCGAGGTCACGCCCTACGAGCATTGGGAGTCCTTCCAGGACTTCTTCACCTGCGGGCTCGTCTCGCCGGTCTCGTATGACAGTACCGACGTCAAGCGGATCTTCTTCTCGGGGCACCGCCCCTCTCAGGGAGATGTCCAAGACGTTCTCGACAACATCAAGATCATGTGCCCAGAGCACGACCTACCGGAGATACAAATGAGCAGAGCAAAGCCACCCATTGACGCATTCTCAAGTCCGTCCGCAATCGCTCGACGCGAAAGCGGCCCCACGGGGATCGCAGCGGCACCAAGCCGCCATGAGCTGAGATCCCGTCGGTCCCCAGGAGGACTGGCTGCCTTCCAGCCACAGAGAGAAGTCTCCGCCGTCCCTCACCACCAGCCTGCGGAGATCAGCGCATTCGAGCACTCAAGGCCTGGGGGACTGCAATGCGTCAACCCCGACCCCAACATGTACGTTGGCGACATCCAGCTCAACGGCGGGATTGTCTGCTGTGGCCATCCGCTGCAGGTCGTCGACGAAGGCGGAGATATCATCCCACCCGATGAGATTCCTCACTCCGAGGACATGGCTCTTTTCGAGTTCATGTTTCACTCTGAGTGCTCCAACTGCGGAACTGTCTGGCACGTCACCGCAGGCAAGCCTATCCCGCGGAGCTCGTACTGATGGGGAGGCGGTCGCGGAGAAAACGGGCTCGCCGCCTACAGCAAACCCAGAAGTCTTCGATCCCTTCCGCGCCCCACAAGGGTGAGCCCCTCAAGATACTCAGAGCGTTTCACCAGGAGATTCAGCGCCACTGCAACGAATCTCCGCGAAGCTGCTGGGAGTACATGCTTGAGATGATCGCCCAGGGGACCGGATGGAAGACGGAGACATGCATCTCCAAGAAGCTCTGGGACCACTTCCCCGACGGAGCCCTGATTGCAGAGTTCATCGAATGCTGGCTCGATGAGGTTCGCATCGCAAAGGAGAACCGCACCTGGTTCTCTGAGCCAATCGGCGAGCTCCTCGAGGAGATCGAAGCGACGAACCCGAACCTGGGTCAATTCTTCACACCCATGTCCGTGGTTCATGCAATGGTCGAGATGCAGCTCTTCGACCTACCAAGAAGTGGATGGCGGACTGGGCTCGACCCTTGCTGCGGAACGGGCCGCTTTCTCATCTCCAGCGTTGTCCATACGGAGAACCTAATGATGGGCGGAGTAGATCTCGACCTGTGGCTGCTCAGGGCTGCCATGGTGAACGCGCGGATACTTGGGTTAGGTGGGTTCTCGAATCGGTACTACGAAAACCCGGACGACAGGCTGCAACCGTTCAGTGACAAGAGCACCAAGCAGCTCCGCAAGGCAGGGATCTCTCTGCCCGAGAAGCAAGGTGGTCTCGTGGTCCTCGCCGGCCGTACCAGGTTCATTCATGGCAATGCCCTGGTGGTCGATCTCAAGTACCCCTTCAACTGGTCAGAGTCCTCCTGGAAGTGGACTCCTGTTGACTGGGACTACCTAAAAAAATCATCGGAGTCAGTGGATGAGTACAGGGTTCGAGTTATCGACCCAATTCTCAAGGCGCTCGGATTCAAACAGGAGCGTGAAGAAAGGGAGGGGATTCAGTTTGACTACTCAATGACAGACAGGCTGCAAGCTAGCCTGTGAAAGGATTCGTATGAGCGAGAAAGATCCGTTTGCCATGAACTGGCTCGAAGTGCGGATTCTCACCAGGCTTGCCGATAGGGGTCATGCGGTAACACTCCATGACATGAAGGACAACCTCGTCGACGGAAAGAGCGAGACCGTGGTCAACACAGTCTTCCATCTCCAGGACGAAGGACTGCTTCGAGTGTTTGAGACAGAGAAGGGAGGGCAGCTTGTTGAGATCACCGAAGAGGGAAAGACTATCCTCTCCCTCCTCTACAGCTCCGGCGGAGTACGTGGCTAGGTTTGAGAACACTGTCCCACTAACGGTCGCCCTAGTGGGCTGTGGAAAACAAAAGCTAGAGGTCCGGGCGAAGGCTCGCGACCTCTACGCTGGGCGACTATTCAGGATGTCGTATGAGCACGCGGAACGAACGTCAGACGACGTGCTCATCCTCTCCGCAAAGCATGGGGTCATCTCTCCATTCAAGGAGATTGACCCCTACGACCTGTCAATCAACCAAATGCTTATCCACCACAAGCATCAGTGGGCCCGCTGGGTCATCAGTGAGCTCATCATGCTCTACCCACTCACGAGGCTTCGGATCGTCTTCTACGCTGGCCAGGCGTACATTCGGCCAATCCTCGCAGAGGCTTCCGAGCAAGAAGCCTACTGGGACTTCTGCAATCCCCTCGAGGGGCTCGACCTCTTCGAGAGAATGGCGTGGTTCAAAGCACACAAGGAAGAAGCCCATGAGAATCAGTGAACGAGAGATGGCCAGGCTCTGCAAAGAGATGCTGGAAGAGTTCTACCCCCTGCGGGGACTGTGGGAGTACTCGGAGGTCGGGGCATTCGGCCCGAACGATTCTGCCCGAGAAGCTCTTGCCCTCGTGAATGAGGGTGTCAGCCCACTCAGCCACGGAGAGAAAATCGTCTTGCGCGTAGCGTTCGACCTCTACAACGGAACCGGAGGGGCGAAGATCTACGACGTGCTCAACAGCCTCCAGGCCGAGACCGTTCAGGTCATCGGCGAAATCTTCAAAAAGGCCTTCGAGTCAAGGACAGAAAACATCAACAAGGGCTAGCGAATGGTTTATGGTGCAGGGGCATCTTTCAGTCGATAGGGCCCAGCCATGTCCGGTTCCACCACATTTGACGAGCCAACCAGCCTCGCAGAGGCAGAGGCCCTGCGCGTCGAGCTCACCAATGACGTGCAGAGCATCCAGGCCCAACTCGGCGACAAACAGCGCACTGACGAGGACGGGAACCGTCTCACCTCCAAAGAATACTGGTCTTGGAAGAAGCGAGCTCAGCACGCCCTCAACCAGAAGCTCGACCACCTTCGCTACGTCAAGACGTGGATCAGGGAGAACCGTCAGGCCGCATATCCTTCCAGGATGGCTACGGCGGATGAGGCGATTGCTCATGTTCGAACCCTGTGCTCGATTCTCCTCGTCATGAGAGACGAGGAGGTAGAGTTCTCAGCAGAAGAATCCCTACAGATCGACGCGGCCAAGAATTTCCTTGTCCGGGTCGGGATTCAAACAAACACCTAGAAAAGGAAAAGACATGCCAAAGAAAGAAACGAAACGACAGGTCCGCCTGGTTGCCCAGGTAACCGAGTCAGAGAAGAAGCGTGCTGAGAAGCTCGCCCGTGACGAGGGCTTCGCCAGCGTCAGCGACCTCGTCCGAAAGCTACTCTCCGAGAGACATCAGCTACGACTCAAGAAGGCAAAGGCCAAGAAGGCCTCACCTCGTCCGTCGAGCTCGAGGCTTGCTGCCAAGACGGGCAACCCGCTCGCCCTCGGCAACGCCAGACTTGCGTCCAAACCATCCAGGTCGAGAGGCACCAGTAAGCGCGCCCGCAAGAGCGCCGCCAACGGCACCTCGAGCAAGGCGCTCAAGAACCGGGTCGTCGCCACCGGCAGTAGCATTTCCAATCGCTCCCGTCGCAGCACCAAGGCCAGCGCCTCGAGCAACGGCTGATCGGTATTCGGGGGAGCGTTGGAGTCGAGCCACTGTGCCGCGGATCGCGCGGCCGGCTCCACTTTTTCCGACCTCCGTGCCCTTGAACTTTCGCATGAGGCTTGTCACCGCATGGCTCACGGCTTCGCCGCGACCTGCGATCTTTTCAAGCTCATCAGCAAAACCCTGCATGGCTATCGGATCCATGCAGGCAGGATAACACACAGGAATGTAACCATGGGAAAAGCAGAACAGGCCGAGATCGAAGAACTTTATGTCGTCGTCGGCCACGACAGCAATGGCGCAGAGGGAATTGCCATCGGCTTCGATGAGGCCACCGGAGGAATGGAACCGCTTCTTGGAAGCCGGCGCCGCCTACCCAGGATCCTCGAGCTCGCCAAAGCGCTCGCCAACGAGTCTGGCAAAACCCTCTCTCTCGTGAAGTTCTCTTCGAGGGGGATGGTCGAAACCATCCAGCCAGAGGGAGCATGAGCTCGAAGGGTCGTAAGGATGTCGAGGAGAATGAGTTCTACCCGACGCCGCGAGATGCCATCATCTCGATGCTGGAGACCGATCTCATCGAAATCCCAGGGGGAACCTGGATTGAGCCATGCGCCGGGACCGGGCGGATTGTCTCCACGGTCAACGAGTTTCGCGGAGATATCAACTGGATCATGTGCGAGCTCAATGGTGAGTTCGACCCTCAGCTATCTCAGCTCTGCCGGCCGGGGCGCGACATCATCGCCCCCTACGGCGACTTCGTTCATCGGAGCTGGCCCTACCCGGTCGCCGATGTCCTCATCATGAATCCGCCGTTCAGCCTCACCTTCCAGTTCGTCCTGGCGGCGCTCGAGCGAGCCAGGATCGTCCTGTGCGTTCAGCGCCAGGGTTGGTTTGGAACCAAGGAGAGATCTCCCTGGCTACAGCGACACTGCCCAGACAGCTTCCAACTTCCCTGGAGGCCATCGTTTCGACCCGACGGCAAGACGGACAGCTGCGAGTACTGTTGGTTCCACTGGCCCGAGGGCAGCGCCCAGGGGCGCAGAGAAGGGCGCATTGCCATGCTCGACTTCCCCAGGATGGGTCAGCAGTCACTTTTTGGGTAGAGGCCCCCTGGGGAGGTCATCCCACCACAGCCCGCATCGGTCGCACCGAGCCAGGCAGCCTGCAAGCGGATGAACATCCTGCAGTCTGTCGTTCCTCTCAGAGAGGGCGATGATCCGCCAGCGATGGCGGCTCAGAAAGCAGACCAACCAAAACACACCTACATCCTACAGCCCGCGGGCGTTGCTTCGCAGCAATCCCGCCGGCCCGTAGCGTCTCTGTTGTTTTTTTAGCTACCTGACGATGTCCGACCAGAACCCAGCGGTCGTCGAGGTCGTCTGGGTGCTAGTCCCTCCCCCGCCGAACGAGATTCCTCCCCATGGGTTTCCGCCGATGATGATCACGAATCCTTGCCGCATCATCGGCTGAGGGGGCGGAGGGGGTTTGACCTCGAGCTCGAGGACGAAGTCGATGGCCCGAACTGCCCGCGTGAATTCATCGGACTTTGCCTTCCTCTCTTCCTCCGGGAGGTCACCGTTCACATCAGGATGGAGATTCCTTGCAAGACTCTTCTTGGTCTTCTTGAGCTCTACCTTGTACTCCTCGAGGAGACGCTGGCGTTCGCCATAGGGTCGGGGGTGCCCATTGCCAGAAAAGGCAACTTCCCGCAGTCTCCTGTGAACTCCTAGTTCGCGAAGACCAGCATCCCTGATAGCATCTGGTCGCATAAGCTCATGATACCTCAGGCCTCCGCAATATTTCCCTACGATGTACAATGGTCCTGAAATCGCAGGAGGATAGATAGTGGCACTTCCCATCATTCAAAGCATCGGTGTCGTCTCAGGTGCCGGCACCCCTGGACAGGGCCGCAACAACCTGGTCGCCGGCGAGCGTGTTGATCTGTCCGATGCAGAGCCCGCCAACTCAGGGGCAACCTATTTTTGGGAGTGGGACGACTACCCGCTTGGCGTTTCAGAGCCAACCATCAATGACGCCACAACCCCGAACCCCTGGTTCAACGTCGATGCCGACGACACACTGTCCGGCTCCTACCGGATCAAGTGCACTGTCAACGGCCTTGAGTCGTCGGTCGAGATCCTCTCCAAGCCTCTACCAACAACGGGTCTCCGTGTCCCATCCTTCCGAGAAGAAGACCAGTACGATGCTCTCGGCAACACAAAGGGTTGGCATGAGTCTCAGACTGAGTGGATGCGAGATGTCGACTTCCGGCTCGGCGCCCAGGGCTCGGTCACTGAGCGAACCGCCGGTGTAGTAGTTCCGCAAGGAGCCTACAGCAAGACTCTTCGGCTCGGCCGCATCGCCTATGCCGGATCCCTGCTTGGCCTCATCGCTGAGATCGATACTTCGATTACATCCGGAAGCGTTCTCATCCAGGCCAAGATCAACGGGGTAACAAAGCTCAGCTTCAACCTTTCCGCGGGTACGCAATGGAACAACAGCCTTGTCAGCGCTGGAGTCCATGCGCTGTCAAACGGTGACATCGTCGAGGTGACCATTACCGCGACCGGCCACACCAATGCAGGTGGAACCCCGGCCGGAATTGCGATTGCGCTCTATTTGGCCAACTCCATCAGCGCTACGCCCATATCAATCCCAGACGCATCGAATGTCCAGAAGGGTGTCCTGAAGCTCACGGTGGCTCCTGCCGTCCCAACGGAGCCGCTTGCCGTTGGCACCAACGACACCCGAGTCCCAAGCCAAACCGAGAACGATGCTCTTGCGGGATCCTTCGGCACGCCGAGCTCGGGGAACCCATATGTCACCGACTCCGACCCACGAAACAGCGACGCACGAACTCCGCTTGCCCACGGACTTGGGTCTGCCGAGCACAACCAGACAACCCTGGCTCTGCTCAACACCAAGATCAGCGATGCGACTCTCGACGATGTCTCCGGCACTCGAGACCCAAATGCTCACGCCATTGGTGGAGCTGCCCACAGCGCATCGACGCTGGCCCAGCTCAACGCCAAGATCAGCGATGCGACTCTCGACGACGTCTCTGGCACTCGAAACCCGAATGCCCATGACCTGGCTGGGGCTGCACACAACTCGACGACCCTCGCTTCGCTGAATGCGAAGATTACCGATGCCACGCTCGACACAAACACAGCCTCAAGACCCCCGTCTGGAAGTGCTGGTGGCGACCTCGGGGGTACCTACCCCAACCCAACCGTCAACGACGGCGCCGACAGCACCGCCATCCATGACAACGTCGCAGGCGAAATCGCGGTGGTCACAGAGAAGGCTGTTCCCGTCAGCGGCGACTTGCTGCTCATCGAAGATAGCGCTGCAGGTAATGCCAAAAAGAGAGTTCAGATCGGAAACCTTCCAGGCGGAACTGATGCTGCCGCTATCCATGACAACGTAGCTGGTGAGATTGCAGCCATCGCAACCAAGCTCACCCCCGTCGGCGCAGACCGCCTCATCATCGAGGACAGTGAAGCCGCGAATGTCAAGAAGCAGATCAGCCTCACCAACGCTCAACTCGCCCACTCCCTCGGCGGCTCCCAGCATACCGCCTCCACGTTCGTCCAGGTCAAGACCAAGGTCTCCGACGCTACGCTAGCGGCCACCGACGTTCACCAGACCTTCACGAAGAACCAGAAGACACAGATCGTCGTACTCACCGACGCCGCATCTGTCGCCTGGGACGCCGAGGTCTCGAACATGTACTCGGTTACGGCAACCGTCGGCGTCGGAGCTACGCGCCAGCTTGCTAACCCGACCAACCTGCAGCCGGGGATGAGCTTCATCTTCCTCTTCCGCCAGGACGCCACCGGCGGCAGGCAGCTCACCTTCGACACCTACTTCGACTTCGGAGACGAAGGAACCCCCGACTTCACTACCGATGGCGCTAACAAGGAGAGCCTCATCTCCATGGTAGCCGTATCAACCAGCCACTTGCTCTGCTCTGCGCTGAAAGGCTTCACCTAGGCCATGTTCTTTCTTCCTACGCCCATTCTTGCTGGCAAGAAGGGAGTCGTTCTTCCTGTTGAGTTCGTTGGAAGAACCGACTGGTTCCAGCAGAACACGACTGGGAACATCGCAGTCACGCTTCCCGGCGGCGTTCAGGAGGGCGATCTTCTCATTGCCGTTGGTGCGTCCGGCGCGTCGGCCGGAACCACCACTTGCACGGGGCCAAGTACTACCGGGTGGACGTCTCTGGGCGAACTCTCAAATACCGGAGACTGCTTCCATGCCTTCTACAAGTTCGCAGGACCATCGGAAGCGAACTTCACAATGCAGTTCTCGGGTGGCAGCTTCACCGTCTATCGAGAAGCAACCGTCTACGCCTTCCGCAATGTCGTCGCGCTGAGCCTTGAAGAAAATCCAATCGATCTAAGCGTCAACTCTGTTAGCACATCTTGGACAGATCCTGCTGCCGGGTCTGTTGAGCTCATTGTTGGCTCGGCATCTTACTCAGGGAGTCCAGACGAAATTACGGGGTTCACCGTCAGCGGCGGAGGATGGGACCATGATGAATATGACAATACGGCTGGCGCAGCAAGCGGTGTCATGTGGTCCAGCTATCGAAGTAGTACCGCCTTTGGAACCGTCAGCTACTTTGTTTCATTCAACAACATCTTTACCTATGCGATGTGGAACCGACTGCGGCTCTACTCGGCGCTCCCGGCAACAGTAGGCGGACCCCCGAGCTTCATTGCTGCGGGTTCCTTTCAGCAGGCAACCGGCGGAGGCTTCAGCGGAAGCATCCCGGGATCGTATCAGGACGGAGACCTCATCGTTGTGGTTGCCTCCTCGGCGCACCAGGGCGGTGCACAGCCGCCACTCGCCACCGTGACCGCGACGGGGATGACCTTCACTGACCATCAGTCCAATGTGGTCACCAACAACGCAAGAAGCACTCTGTCCTTCCACTCAGGGACATGGAATACGGGCAATTCGTCAACGATCAACATCAGCTGGGGAACAAACAACCTCGATTTCCGGGGAGCTGTCATCCTTGTCTACCGACCGACAGGGACAATCTTTGTCACCGATGAAGGACCTGCGATCCTGTCCACAACCTCTGGAAGCTCACAAGACTGCGGCAACTTCTTTGACCAGGAAGGTGTCCGCGTTCTCGCCTGGATGACAAACGCCACATCCACAAGCAACACGAGCCCCTCCGGCGTTCCTGCGAACTGCGTCAACCGAGGGCTTGCGGAAGGTAGTTCCGTGGGCCAGCCGGACAAGGATCTTGTTGTTCACGACTTGGTTGAGGCAAACCGCGGAGCATTTAATGTCCTTACGCAGAACTGGACGCAGACCATGACTGAAGGCTTGTGCGGTGGCATCAGACTGAATGACGATGGGGTCTAGGAGAACAACATGACGCAGGCATTTCAGATTGCTCCAGGGGTACCAGGCAACAAGCTCATCAGCGCTGTCTGGGCCGGAGGCCGCGAGTCTCACAACAGCGACACCCCTCTCACCGTCGGAGGGTTCGCATTCGACCCCACCGACTACGACATCGAGGGAACGACAAAGGTCGTCAAGTTTCGCGTCACTGCAGCAAACGGAGACGTGGCCCTGACCAACCATGTCCAGCTCTACAACGTCACCGACAACGAGGTTGTCGCGAGCTCGGCGCTCACCTTCACAACCACTGACCTGGACAAGAAGGATGCCACGCTGGTCCTCGGCTCTGGCGCCGGAGAGCTCAAGCTCGCTGAGACGCTTTACGAGGTTCGCATCTATCTCGGAGCCGTTCCAGGAGGGCCGACCGAGACCATCGAAATCTACTCGGCCGAGATGATCGTCGAGAACACCATCGCCTGATAGAAATACGCCTGCTGTCTCTCCAGAAGGGTCCTCTCGGGCCCTTTTGCTTTTCCGGCATAAGAAGAGCGAAGGAGGGACCTATGGTGACTAGCAATCTTGCTGTCCCAGGATTCAGCGAACCAGTCGTCATCCACCGAAACGATGACTGGTCTGGACTTGTGGTTGTGGAGTGGACCGATGAGCAGAGCCGAGAGCGGCACATCGTCGAGCTCCCGGCCCAGGTGTTCTTGTGGGTCTCCTTCAAAGAAACCAAGGCGGTGGTCGTCGACGAGCTCGTCAACTTCCTCGCCAACCTAAAAGGAGGTCCAGATGACTTGGGAAACAACAAATAGGCACTCGCGTGCACTCATGAGGGCAATCTGCATTCGAGCAGAGATCCCTTTCATGTCAGAGATCGCCGGAAGCATCCGTCGAGAAGAAGAAAACGTGGGGGACATCGACATCGTCGTCGTTGTTCCCAATCCAGACGATCCAAACCAGTCAGACTGGTGGGCGTCAACAATCCTCGAGGCTGCGGGCGTCCCCGTGTCATCCGGTGGCCACAGAAAAGCGACGGGCCAGTCCGGTGAGTTCAAGGTCGACCTATGGACCTGCACCAGGGAAGAGTTCGGGGCCATGATGTTCTATGCAACAGGACCGAGGGGCTACAACATCTCCTATCGGAAGATGGCCAAGCAGCGTGGCTGGAAGCTCAACGAAAAAGGGCTCTGGGACGAGAACGGCAACCGCATCGCGGGCTACGACGAGTGCGAGATCTACAACATGCTCGGCCGCAGCTGGGTCGAGCCGAAACTACGTGGGTACCGACCAAGGAAAGGGTCCCACAAAGGAGAGAGCAGTCATGTCTGATGAGTTGACACCAGAGGAGGTTCGGGACAAATGGCTTCGCTGCATGGCCGACCTCGAGAACCTTCGGAAGCGGAAGGCAAAAGAGGTCGAGGAGGCCCGAGACCTGGGCGAGCGCAACGCCATCAGCGCATTCCTGCCCATCATCGACGACATGTACCGAGCGCTCGATGCAATGGGCAAACCTCGAGCTCGAAAGAAGGACATCCTCGAAGGCATCCAGCTCGTCTTCGGAAAGTTCACACAGCTGCTCGCACAGCTCGAAGTGGCTGGTTTCGAGTCCGAGGGGAGGACGTTTACCTACGAGCTCATGGAGGCGATCGCCGAGGTCCCCACCCACAACGTCCTGCCTGGCACTGTCGTCGGAGAGGTCGAGCGCGGCTACACCCGTAGAGGAAGGCTTCTTCGGCCTGCTAAGGTCGCGGTCGCGGTGAAACCCAAGGAGGAAATCGCATGAGCTCTACAACCTGCCCTCAGTGCGGGATGGAATCCCACAACCCAAACGACGTCCTAGAGAAGTACTGTGGCAACTGCCACCAGTTCTACTCTGCCATGAAGCATCAGGAGCCCATCCACTTCAACGCCATCATGGCCGCGCTCCAGGCTCCTCTGAAAAGCCAGCTCAATAGCGGGTCGCCGTTCTCCCTCCAGTTCGAGCAGTTCACCGAAGGCGGACGGCGCTACTGGCGGGCACTCATCAAGGTTGGCCAGGGGACCTGGAAGTACTCCCGTCGCCCCCAGCTCACCCCCACCGATGCGCTCCGCGAGCTCTCCGAGATCATGGACGCTGAGCACGGAAACAAGGTGGCGTAGCGATGGGCGCTCGAGTACTCCAGCTCGGCGACCGAGCAGACCGCAAGGCCAAGAAGGTCATCAACCACGCCAAGAAGAAAGTGAACTGGTACAACCCGCGAGCTCCTGGATGGATGTCCAGGATCCCAGGGCAAGATCGCAGACACATCTGTAA